AGATAAATTGTGTTCTTTGAAAGAGTGAAGATGTGAATGGAGTTGCCATCCTAATGCTACCTTGTATTGATCAGTGTGCGCGCAAACACGTGAAAAAGAATGTGGCAACGAAAGAGTGGTACTACTAATAGACCCTCGTGGATTCGTTGAAGCTGCCTCACAGTGGGCAGGTCTATTTGGGTGGTTACGCTTGAGTAGGAAGAAAGCATGATAACATCTTCACTCTGCTAAACAACACAAAGGTTTGTCCAACAATTGGACGAATCTTAAACCTACAAAAGAGGAGGTAATAAAATGATAAAAGTGTGGAGAAAAGCAATTCAAGATGCTGATGATGAAGTCATCAGAAAACGCAGGAATGGAAAGATGCCTTTGATTAAGACAGACTCCCTTATTGAGAGGGCCAGGAAGTTGGGTATTGCTACTGATATGCCCGCTGTCTCCAGACTTGTACGGCGACATAATTTGAAGCTGGCCGTGCGGGAAGAAAGGAATAAGGTGGTAGAGTGAAAACACCTAAGCCCCAAGACCACGAAGTAGCTGATGCGATCAGAGACATACTGGAAGATGAGAAGAGTTATAACACTTCCCTCAACTACGCAGTTAACTACTGCCGTGCCGCTTTGCGATATTCCGGTGATGAGTTAAGAGTTCAGTGTCTTTACATCTTAAACAACATCAGCCATTGGAGACACCCTGATGCTAAAAGGATCAGAGGTGTGTTGAAGTCATACTGTGGGATTAAATAAGGAGACTAAAATGGAAGCTATTCTCAAGAAAGACGAAACGTGCACAGGTAGTAAGTATGACAGGTACATCTATGGAACACCATACAGTCCTGTTAACGGAGCAGTTTATATCTTAAAAGGTGTTGAACTGCCAGAAAGTATTTTACTTAAATTCAAGGAGGAAAAGAAAGATGTTTAATTATTGTTTTGACTCGTGCCAGCACAACCAAGTACCTCGGCGCTCGATTGAAGATGGTGTCGACGACAAAGGAAATGTCAAACGTATCACTGAGGCTGAAGGCGGAAAGAACGAAAAGCTTAAATGTGATCTTGGCTTCAAAACAACAGCTAACAGTAAGGAAGCTGTTCAGAATGTGCTGAAGAATGGAGGCCAACTATGTCGATTCTTGAAACAGGTACTCAGATAACTGGTATAGATCTAGCAAAAGGTATTGATCAGACAGCGTATGGATGGTACTTCTACTTTAAAGATGGAAGTTGTAGAATTGGACCTTACAACAATGAAAATGATTGTAGATCCGATTACGACAAATACCTAAAAACAGGCAGGATAAGTACAGATGAAAAGAGGAAACTAATTATTAAGGAGGGTTAAATGCAAGATCTTGAAGGTAAAAGATTTAAGGTTAATGCATGGGGAAAGAGATACGAAGTATTTATTTACGTTGACAAGTACTTAGACGGGAAAGCAACAGTAATCCGACTTATTGAACTTGCTAACTTAGAGCCCTTTGCTACCTTAACCTGTAATATTCCTGGAGTTAAACTGGAACCTGATGAAGTACTCATTAAGAGGTGGAGTGAAAATGAGCAGGTTGCTAATGATGCACTGGCAACAGGCTGGTTCGAGGAGACTGGAAAGATCGTACCAACTGGATTTGCTATTGCTGAGATATGGAGGATAAAATGAGCTATTTAGTTAAGCTTTGGAAGTTTGATCAATATCAGTATCGTGAAAAAACAGTGTATATGCGATTTACTTCGGGTAGTAGTAATAAAGAAAATACAAAACAATCAATTACTTCAACAGGAAGATTTAAAAAGAGGTTTATGTTATGTATTGCCGAAGTAGTAGAAAAACTGACAGCGAAAAACAATATGAATTTGAACAAGACAAACTCCCCGGTGGCCCTGCCTATGAAGAAGATACCAGTGAAAAGGAAGAGTGCCCAAACCTCACTACCTGCGAAAGGAAGAGCTGTTATAATTGCAGACTTTGAAACTTGAGTTAAGGATTGACCAATAATTGGACGGAACTTAAACATGGTAACGAAGAGAATTAAAGAATTAGTTAAAAGAGCAGCAACTCTAACTTATCGTAAGTGTACCAACGACGAGGCAAATTATCGGTGGCATGAGGTACACAACGCTAAGCAAATACTTAAAAGGAGAACTGAGAAAGGATTGAAAGATGAAGAGACCACAACCTAAGTTGCTCCTGATAGGTACCTCCCTTGACTTTTTTGGAGTATGGGAGATCACTGTTGAACTTAACGGAAAAGAGTATGTCTATCCTTTGTCGTCAGAATATGCTTTTGAGAAGTTTAAAGGATACTACGACAAAGGTCAGATGGGAAGGGCAGTGTCTTGCCTAAATCATTTCAGAATTAAACCTTATTTGGATAAGGAGGGAATTGAAAGATGACAAAAGAAGATGAAGATGCCGCAGAGAAAGTACTGGATGAAGCAAAGAATCTGTTAAATGCTGCGGGATATTCGGAGGTTATAATAGTTACATGCAAGGACATCAAAAATGAAAAAGGAAACAGTGGAACTACCTTTTCTTTAGTCGTAGATGCTTACCAAGAAACACTACATGAAAGTATTGGAATGTTAATTGAAGTATTTGAATCTCCAAATTTTGATAAACCTACCTACATGCTTCAATAGTTTAACGAACTCACTAGGAGATATACTAAAATGAACAAAGAAATCAGGAAGCTAATCTTTGACACTGTGTATATTTTGATAGTATTTTTGACATTATTTGCCCTTGCTCACATAATCTAAGGAGGTAGCAGCCATTGAAAGATCTTGATATGTCCCTTTTGTCTGATGAGGAACAAGCGTTATTAGAGGCCTTAATAGGTAAACTGGACCCACCTAAACGTCGAGACAGATTGGCTCCAAAACAGGAACTCAGGCCGTCAAATAAACTTAAACCTTATAACTTAAAAGTGATTTATTCATGCAAGACCTGCGAAGTCACTACAGAAGTAGTGTTTAAAATGCTTCCATCCCTTGACGGCACAGGTCTGGTATCTGTTAGAACAACTGAAGTTGGGATTGTAATTGACTCTACTAGCAGAAGGTCTTGCGCGGCTTGTGGATGCTGCAAAGAATTTCTACTCACAAAGAGTAAAGAGGATTTAGTCCATTTGTATTTAACTGTTGTTTCAGCAATGTGAGGAGAAACTTATGCCGGAAAAACCTATACTAATTTGTGAGTCTTGCAATACCAACATAGCCATAGGTGTATGCTGTGTCCCAGGAGTTCCAATATCATGTGTATACTGCAAAGAGTGCTTAGAAGCTAACTCACATCCTATGTGGGCACTAATAGCAAATACTGCTTGTTGCGGTAGTCTAGATACATGTGCGGACTGGTGGAAAGAAATGGTGTATGCAAGCTTAAAACACCAAAATAAATCACTAGAAGAGTTTAATCAAGCAGTAATAACTAGTGTGCAAGAAATGAATTCTATGTGTGGTGAGGAAACTAATGAGTAGTATGTCAGAATCATGGTTCGCAGAGGCAGTTAAATTAGAGATTGGACAATCTTTAATGATCCAAGTTCTGAGTAAGAAAGAGCAAACTGCGTTCGCCAATGAATTGGAAGAAGAGAAAGTTGGTTACGCGATGGCTGAAGCAATTCACGCATCTCAACTTAATATCTTCAAGACGCGAAAGGACTCTCGTTTTTGGGTAGTAGTGCAGAGGAAAGATCGGGCTACTTTAAAGGGATTAATCAAGGACGTTGATGGAACATATCAAGAGGTTGTGATTGATCCTCAAAGAAGAAGGATGATTACTTTGATGCTTAAGGACGGATATAAGAAGGAACAGATTGAAGATAATTTGGAAGGATTGACTGAGGCAGAAGAGAAGGAATTCTTTACTGTGTAATTAACAAAGGAGACTAAAATGGACACAAAGCACCTCGATACAAACCCGAACATGACTAAGAAAGAACAGAAAGAAAAGGAGAAAGAGCCAAGGTACTATTCTCAAGAAGGCTTTGTTACTGTAGAACTACTGAGAGGATTTGATGCTATTAGTAGATTGTTTCATGGACTGGAGAGTGCAGGAACAGAGTGCTTTATCTGTGGGGGCTATGCCAGATGGTGTGCTTCTCCTCGGGTAGACAAGAAGAATCTTCCTGGAGACGTTGATGTGTACTGCCCAACTGATGCTGACTTTACAAAAGCCAGACAAATGTTTGAAAAAGAAGAACTTGAAATCAGACACGAGAACGAACTTGCTATCACATACAAGATTACGAAGAAAGGTAAGTTCAGGCATGTACCAGGTATCCAGTTAATTAAACCTGTGAAAGAAGGAAGAGTAGTTACAATGGGCTCAATGGAAGAGATTCTATCTAGTTTCGACTTTACTGTAGTTCGTGCAGCTATAACTGGACCTAACACAGTGCTGGTTGATGCTGACTTTATGCATGATGAGGAAGCTAAGGTGCTGCGAATAAAGAACATCCACTGCCCCGTGTCCTCAACACTCCGATGCGTTAAGTATGCAGGAAAAGGATACTGGCTTCCCCTTACTCAGGTTCTCGGACTGTTCTTAGATTGGGAAGGACGATCTGATGATTACAGAATGAGGCTTATTCAGTTTATCAAGAGGATGGAAGCCAGAGAGGAACTGACAAAGGAAGAAATTAATGAACTTGAAGCGATGATGAGAAGGGATTAAAGACAAAAAATAATTGTGTTTCTCGAAAACTTTTTCTTGACTTCTAAAAACATTTGATGTATCATGTTTATAACAATTGATACAGGTTGGACAAAAATGCAAAAGGAGCTTCTGATGGAAAAAACAAGATTTAATGCTTCACTTGATCCTAATGAGTATAAGCTGCTCAAGATGGATGCTGTGAGGAAAGGAGTAAACATTAGGAGTCTGATTGCAGACGTACTAAGTGAATACATAAAAATACAGAGAAGGGAGGGACTTAGTTTAGGCGAAATGGGGGCTGAAGACATTCAGCCAGAACTTGATTTAAATGACAAAGGACCGTCCATTTAATGAACAAATCTTAACTACAAATAAAGGAGAACAAAATGAGTGAAGAAGGAGCTGTTGTAGCACCCGTTGTAAAAGCGACTAGGGTTAAAAAGATTTCCAAAACCTTCGAAGGTGATGTACTTGTCATCACGGCTGGTGATAAGGTTATGAAGTTTGACATCAATACCTATTCTGATGCTATCAAACATCAAGCTATGCTCCATGGCTTCAGCCAGAAATTGGGCGATTCCGCTGCAGGTTGCGAATCAGCTGCTGAGGCTGCTGAGTACATCCAGAAGACTGCCGAAGCTCTTGCCAAGGGTGATTGGACCACAAAGTCCCCGGCTGGTGAGAAGATTACCAAAAAGTCCCTGCTTGATAAGTTCGCTGGTCTGTCTGAAAAGGAACGAGCTCTTGCTGAGCCTCTGATGAAAAAGCTGGGCCTGATCTAATTATGGCCTGGAGAGGGAATCTTGGAGGTTTCGGCCTACCTCCTTATCCTCCTTGATTCCCTTTCCCTTTCCTTTAGTTATACTATTAAAGGGGTGGCGTGGCGTAAGAATAAAGACGCGCATCTCCAGTAGAGTGGATACAGCTTAGCGCTAGAGAAATGTATCATATAGGTATCGAATCCTATCACACCCCCTGCTTTAATAGTATAACTGGTATAATATCCGCACAAGTCTAAAAAGAAAGGTGAAATAAATCATGACCTTCGATGAAGCTTTCCAGAAATTACAAGAAGAATTTACAGATCAATACATCGTATTAAGGTACGAAAAAAATCCTTATAAGTATGATTTATGTGGTTATGTAGAAGGCAAAGGCTGGTCTGGTGATTGTAAGTCAATTGGTGAAGTAATTATGCAACTCAACAGAGAAGAAATAACGCCAGAGGCTATTGGACCGGAGGTGTCTTAATGGTACAAATTAATGAGAGTGACGGAGTTCATAAGCAATGGTACGAGGATGCTAAGAAAGTCACCTTGGAAGAATTGCCAGGGTTCTTGAATCGCCTCTTGAATGATTACGGTCACGACTACGGAACAATTTGTCACGCCTTGGCCGCAGGTTCGATAGCAGCAGCAGGGGGGATGAACAAATCAAAGCAGGGAGGAATAACCGGATTTCAGGCCGGGGCGGTAATGTGGGAATTTATACGCAACTGGAATTATTCTCACAATAAGTGCGGGTTGAGAATCGTTGACTTCGATAATTTCCTCTACCCGCAATATTCAGACCAGTACCAAAAGACAATTTCACCGAATATATGGGACGCTATTACAAAAGAGGCTCATCGTAATATTGAAGATGCTGACCAGAAATACGCAGAATACCTGATTGCCAAGGAACAGTACGACAAAGATATAACTGCCTTCATTGAAAAACATCCCGACTATCACGAGAGGAAAGAATATTATGACCACCTTGACTGCGGGACGGGCGACGAATGGAATACGTACTACGAAAAACGAGACAGTGGCTTTGATTTCGCACCAACCGAACCTTATGCGCCGATAACCAAAGGATCAAGAGTTTATTCCCATTGGGAAGACATCATAGCGGGGATGGTTCCCTTTGGTTACACGATAAAGGAGGTAAACTAATGCCCGAACTTGACAATACAAAAGCATCTTGTTTTAGAACATGTAAGCGCAAATATTACTGGCAGCATATCAGAGGACTTCAGTCAAACTTTGGATCAAGTGCAATACGCTACGGAGTAACGTGGCACGGAATACTTGAGGGCTATTATAAATATATCAAAGAGAATGGTTGGGCTGATAAAGAGCTCGCAATCTCAGCTGCTCTTGAGCTTGGTAAGAAGAAGTGGGATGAGGAAACAACAAAGAAAACTTTTCTTCCTGATTATCGTACCTTTGATGCTGCTTGTACAGCCCTTCTTCATTATCTTTCCTTTTATCAGAAAGATGAAGAATACATTAAGATAATCAATACTGAAGCTAAGTTCAAATTAGAAATCAAACCTGATAATGATGACGAAGAGCAGATACTGTACTACATTATGGATAGGGGAGATCATTCTGCACTGTACTTTACTGGTCGCCTTGATCTTCAAGTAGAAATGAACTTTGCTAATTGGATTCTTGACTTTAAGACCACAAGTCAGAATCTTTCAATGCAAGCATCGAGACTTAACAGGTCAGGGCAGTTAATTGGGTATTCCTATGCTGGAAAGCATGCTTTGGAGTTTCCTGCAGAAGGGTGTTTGGTTGGACTTGCTTATGTTAGTGCTTACAAAAATAAGAAGACCGGAGAGTATGGAGATGTAACTACGGACTTTGGAAGAATTCCTCAGATATATAATGACAAGGATTTAGTTGAGTGGAAAAAGTCTTTTCTTGATACTGCACTTGACATCACAACAAGCATTGACGCAAACAAATGGCCAGTTAATTTTGACTCGTGCTATCAATACGGACCTTGTACGTACACTAAACTCTGTGATCAGGGTGGAAAACTTGATGACGTTATCACAGAAGGATTTCATGTAAGTCATTGGGATGTTTTAAAGGAAGAATAATGGCTAAACTTACCTTAACCAAAGCCCAAAGATGGGCAAGAGAACGTAACACTGCTAAAGGTCAGATCAGTGCAATGACCTCCCTTAGTAGGATGGTAGCAGATAAGGCTTCCATACTTTCTCACGAAAAGGAAGCTCTTCAGGCAATTATTGTGGTGCTTGGAAAGATCTTGGGAGATTGGAAGGATAACGAAAGTCTGTCAAAAACGAAGTATTTTAACTTGAAATAAATGAAAGTGGTGGTGTAGTGGTTAGCACGCGAAAATTTCCTTATTCGACTTTTCCCCGAAAGGTGGCGCAGAATAGGGTTACTTCAATTAGGATGACGAGACGCAGGTTCGATTCCTGTCCACTTTCTTCAGTATTTAGATCGGTAGCTCAGTTGGTAGAGCAAAAGACCAAAAAGACCTTAACCGCTTATTCTCCGAAAGGTAGCGAAGGTTATGGATACTTCAAACAAACTTTGGACCGTGGGTTCGAGTCCCACCCGATCTACCAAAACTTGCTGATGGCGAAGATTACAGTTACTTCTTTGGCGAAAAATACTGTAATCGTTTATTCCTCAGCATTATTTAAGATTTAAAGCAGGTGGCGTAAACTATGGATACTTCGGTTAAGACCAGCAATGGTTGCCAAGATCAAACTTGGCTACTCCTTAGTTGCCTGTTCCCCTGCCCTTCAGCATAATAACGTAACTCTGCAGAGAGGCACTGTGTACGCTCAGACCGAGCAGAAAGTGCAAACCTCCGGAGTTACGTTTTAAAGAAATGAGTGGCGAAAATTTCAGGTACTTCCTGTTAAGAAGGCCGAAAGGCTTCCTGAAATTGATTGTTCCCTCATTTAACTTCTTAAACTTTAGAAAGGAAATTTAGACATGGCGAAGATCAACACCGCAGCAAAAGCAATTCCTGTTTACACTCACGAAGGAGCAAAAGCATCACTTCACGTAAATGCTTATCAAATGCTTCGAAGATCAGTGTGTTCCTGTATGCTTTGGGAAAGAGAGTTTTATGAGGATGGAGAAACCATTGCTTCAAGAATTGCTTCTTTGATTAAAGAAGTCGATCCTAACAAAGTTGCTGAACTGGCAGTAGAAGCAAGAGAGAAATTCAAACTTCGGCATGTTCCTCTTCTTCTTGCCAGAGAATTGGCTAGACAAGGATATAAAGAAACTGCTATGGTTCTTAATAGAGTAATACAAAGACCTGATGAATTAACAGAGTTTTTGGCTATCTATTGGAAAGATGGTAGATGTCCTTTGTCTGCACAGATAAAGAAAGGATTAGCAAAAGCCTTTACCAAATTTACTGCGTATAGTTTAGCTAAGTATAATCGAGACGATAAAATAAAACTTAAAGATGTATTGTTTCTTTCCCACGCAAAACCAGAATCAATTGGACAAGCAGCGGTCTGGAAAGAATTAATTGCTGGTACTCTTGAATCTCCTGACACATGGGAAGTTCAGTTGTCTTCTGGTGCTGACAAGAAAGAGACATGGGAACGCCTTCTTTCGCAGGGTAAACTTGGTGGACTTGCGCTGCTTAGAAATCTTCGTAATATGAAGATGGCTGGTGTTACTACAAGTTTAATTATTGAGGCAATTAAAGATATTAACACAGAACGAATCCTTCCTTATCGCTTTATCGCAGCCGCACGATATGCTCTTGACCTCGAACCTTATCTTGAGACTGCAATGCTTAAGTGCATCAAAGACACAAAAAGACTTAGTGGACACACTGTTGTTCTGGTAGATGTGTCTGGTAGTATGGAGGATAAACTATCTTCAAAGTCAAATCTTACCAGAATGGATGCTGCTTGCGGAGTAGCAATGGTTCTTAGAGAGTTATGCGAAAGAGCTACTATATTAACATTCTCACAATCTGTTGTGCAAGTTCCTTCAAGAAGAGGATTTGCTTTAAGAGATATTATTGTTGGTAGTCAAACACATGGATCTACTTATCTTGGTAAAGCAGTAAATGCTGTTTATTCTGAGATTAAAGATGTAGATAGGTTAATAGTATTTACTGACGAGCAGAGTCATGATCATGTTCCTGATCCTTCTGGAAATGCTTACATAATTAATGTCGCATCTGCTAGAAATGGAGTTGGGTATGGCAAGTGGATTCATGTTGACGGATTCTCAGAATCAATAATCGACTGGATTAAAGAGTATGAAACTATTGAAAGGTAAACAATGGCGAAAAAGAATCGTCCAATTAACGGACAAATCTCCATCGACTTAAAGTCACTGGATGAAAAATCCAGATTATGCATCGAGTGTAAATACTGCTGTGAATATGTTAATTTACCTCTACTACAGGGTCCAGGCTATGCTGAATTTTATCAGAATGTTAGAGGTATGGAGTTACATTTCAGAAGTTTTATGCCCTGGATAGTTGTTTACAGTCCTTGTCAGCATCTAACTGTTAATGGATGTGGTATCTACAAGAAGAGACCATCTGCTTGTAGAGACTACGATGGAAGGTTAGATCTTTTTCACCCTGAGAAATGTCTTTGGAATAAAATAAAGAAAGAAGGTGTTTAAATTGCCAAGCGCTATGGATGTAACAGTGGATACTGAGTTCTTAAAAGTAATGTGCGTAGGTGATCCAGGAACTGGCAAGTCGATATTTGCAAGTACTTTTCCTACACCAGGATACATATTCGACTTTTCAGGTGGAATAGTAGGTTACAGAGGACTTAAATTTGATTACGATCAGTTCTCCATGTCCCCAATAGGTTGGGTTGAGTTCGAGAAGGCTTTAATGCGAGTTAAAGCAGATGTTAAAGAAGGCAAATACAAAACTGTTGTGGTAGATGACCTTTCTGCAATGACAGATTTAGCTATGGAACGAAGTCTTCAGCTTGACCCGAAGAGAAATCCCGCCGGTGGACCTCTGTGGCAAGTTCACTATGGAATGGTTAAGAATCTGATGGAAGGCAGACTTCGGCAGATCCTTGATATGAATGCTAATATAGTCTTTATCGCACATCTTAACGTAATCAAGGATGAAGACACAGGAAACATTGTAGGAGTTGAGCCAATGCTTACTGGACAACTTTCAACTAAAATTCCTGGCTATTTCGATGAAGTATATTATTGCTCCACAATTAAAAAGGACGGAGATGTTAGATGGGTAGTGCAGACTGTTCCTGTAGGTTGGAATAAAGCAAGATCAAGAATAAGCGGAAAGCAGCGGTTACTTCCAGATATCATGAATAATGACTATAATGAAGTAATGGCTTACATTAAAGGAGAAAAAGTAAAGGAGGTTAAAGCGACGATAATAAAGAAATAAAGGCCAAAGACTAAAGACAAAGAACACGCGGCAGTTTGGTACAACAATTGGACGATTCTTAAACATAACACAACATACTAAGGAGATTTAAAATGACAGATCCTTTTGCAGATTTAAGCGAAGAAAATCAGGGATTAAAGATTGATACAGATTTTAACATAGATGATGAGTACAAGCCCGATCCTCTCATCCCCGCTGGCACATACCACGCTGCGTCAACCAGTGTTAAGTTTGATCCCGCACAACAGGCTATTTCCTGGACTTTCGTACTTCATGACAACGGTGGCCTGATGTCTGATGGCGAGACTGGTGTAGACGGGTCTACAGTGTTTTATCGTAACTGGCTGCCTCGCCCCGGTGATGAGAGTGAGATGAACACGTCTGGAAAGGCAACAAAGAGACAGAGCAAGATCAACATGCTGAAACAGTTCTCTGCTGCTATTGGTGTTGATATGTCCACGCCTGAGATCATCATTGCTGCGTTGACTGAGCAGACTTGGCTTGGTCTCGAAGTTGATCTTACTATTGCTACCAGAGAGTGGGAAGGAAAGATCTTCAATGATGTAAAGAAGGTTACTAAATCTTCGATGTACTAAAATTAGCGTAATGTTGTTAGTGTGTTCCGTTAGATCACTACAGTAGTAGAAACTGGCAGGAGTGACGGTCAAACGCTAACTGCGGGCAAACGCAGTAATCCTGCACGACATTGTATTAAATCAAAGAGGGCAATAGACGGTGCGAGGTAAGTATGTCCAAAGGACGAATTCAGTGCCTAGGCAACGCTGAGCCTTTAAAGTCCACGGTGAGCCCTCTTTCAATTTAAAGGAGTAAGTCACAATGTATAAAAACTTAACAGAAGTATTGGATAAGGCCTTTCTTCAGGCCTCAAAGGGTAAGGGAAAGGAACGTCATGCTAATGATAAACCTTTCGACGATCAGCCTATCATGTGGATCGAAGAACATTTTAAATCCTTTCAACTTGGGCAGGCAGTAAAGAAAATACACGAAAGCCAGAATCTTCCAGTTGCAAGAGCAATTTCTGAGCTTTATGGAGCTATTGTATTTTTGGCTGCTCATGTTATATATCTGGAAAAAGAGGAGAATTAAATGCAAACCTTGCGCCCTTGCCACAAACCTTTCTGTGCTTTCTATGAGGAAATGACAGTAGAAAAAGATAAGTCATTAACCAACACAGCAATGCCTCACATCTTTGGGCAAGGCGCAAGAGTTTGCGTTGCTTGTGTACATTTTCAAAAGTTTGATTTTTACGAAGCAAGCGATTCTTATCAACCAGGAAAGGTACAACGATGAAACTCGAAGAACTCTACCCTAACTATAACGAGATGTCGCAAGAGGAAAGACTTGCCTTTGTTGCTGGTTATAGATTTAAAAGAGCATCTGATCTTTCTCACACCGAAGAACCCTCTGCTAAGAAACAAGGATTGTTAGTACTTACAGAAGAAGAGAAAGTGCTAATGAAACTTCTTGGTATTAAGCAGAAAGATATTAAAGCTTTAAGAGCTCTAAAGGATGAACCATCGGAGGTCGCAGAAGAAACACCTGAAGATGATGCAGTGTTGTTTGATGACGATAATCTTACATTGGAGGCGGAGGAGTAATAACTATGATTTGTATACATCATAACGATCTGGATGGCAAATGTGCAGCAGCGATCGTAAAAAAGTATTTTGGTAGCACAGAAATAATATTTCACGAAACCGACTATAAGGACACAGCACCTTTAACAAAACTTGCAGGTGAAGATGTCATAATTGTTGATTTCAGTTATCCACCAGAAGTTATGTTAAATATTGTTGAGCTTTCTAATTCTGTTGTTTGGATAGATCACCATGCAACAGCTAAAGATTATCCGTATCAGTATCTAACGGGATTACGAAACTTTGAAGATAAGAAGTTTTCAGGCTGCGAATTAGCATGGATGTTCTACTTTCCTATGGAAACCATGCCACTGAGTGTTCAGTTAATAGGAGATTATGATAAGTGGGCATTAAAATTAAAACCAGAATGTTTCCAATTTTATGAAGGAATGAAAGTTAAGAATGATACTAGCCCGCAAAGTTTACTATGGGAGTTGTTATTACAAGATAATTTTTATGTGTCATCTATTATAGATTCAGGCTGCACTGCTGTGGCATACCGTGATAATTATTGTAATGATCTTTGTAAATCTTTTGGTTACGAAACTGAAATAAGCGGTCATGGTGCTTACGCTTGCAATCAATTTATGTTCGGGTCAGGAGGTTTTGGGCATAGATTCCATCAATATCCACTTTGTATTGCCTACATTCATGACGGTGAGCAATTTACAGTATCAATGTATTCTGAAACTGTTGATGTTGGTCAAATTGCTAAGACATTCGGAGGTGGTGGACATAAAGGAGCAGCAGGATTTGTGTGTAAAAACCTTCCATTTACAATAAAACTTTAACTAGCAGGAGTAATAAATAATGTTAACTGGAATTGATGAATCTAAAATATTTACACTTGATCCAACTGCTATTACAGTAAAGGATGAACTTCCTCGCATTAGAAAAGAACTCGGTGAGATAGAAAAACTTGCAGAATCAATCAAAAAGTTTGGTCAGCTGCAACCAGTGGTGATTAACCAAAACAACGAATTAATTGCTGGTGGACGTAGGCTTGCTGCTTGTATGATTGCTGATATTCCTGTTAAAGTATGCTACGTAGATGCAATTGATCATATGCTGATGCGGGAGATGGAGTTAGAGGAAAATGTACAAAGGAAGGCATTAACCGTAGCTGAAGAGGTCCTTGCTGCTGCTGAACTACATAGCTTTAAGCAGGAACTTTACGGAGAAGCGATTCCAGGTGTCACTAAAGAGGGGCAGAAACAGGGATGGGGAGTTAAAGACACTGCTGAACTTCTTGGTAAAAGCAAAGCATCCACAGCAGAAGATTTGATACTTGCCGCCGCTCTTAAAGTAATGCCCGAACTTGGTAAGTGCGATACGAAGTCTGAGATGAAGAGTGTTCTAAAGAACATGGAAAAGGTTAGTCAGCAACTCGACGGGCTGATAAAATATGAATCTACTATTAAAGAAGCAAAAGAATTTGTTATTGTTAACAGACCTATGGAATCGTATCTTGCTGGATTGCCAGATGGTATCATTGATACAGTTCTAACAGACCCTCCTTATGGAATTGACATCTTTGATATTGCTATGGGAATTGCTGGAGAAACAGGCGGAGACAACATAACATCCGGAGTTAAGTACGAAGACGGAGAAGAGTATGCTAAGGCACTTCTTGCAGAACTGGCTGTACAGTCTTATCGAGTAACAAAGTCAACAGGACACATATACATATTCTGCGCCCCATCTCACTTTTGGTGGCTCAAAGATGTTATGACTGCAGCAAGATGGATAGTGCGAGAACGTCCTATTATCTGGATAAAAAGAGAAAGTGGTCAATGTAACCAGCCTTCAATGTGGCCATCATCAGCATATGAGTTTATCCTGTTTGCAAGAAAACCAGAATCTAAACTGGTGACAGAAGGAAGAATTGATTGGATTCAATGTGACCCAGTTCTACCATCCGAAAAGACACACCAAGCAGAGAAACCTACTTTACTTATTAAAGAACTTTTAACAAGAACTAATCATCCTGGTCAGTATATTTTGGATCCCTTTATGGGTTCGGGAGCAGTGATTGAGGCAGCGTGTGATCTTAAGATGCTTGCAATGGGGTCTGAGAAAGCTATTGAATCCTACGCTTCTGTAGTGACAAGGATGCAGAAATGGCTGGAGAAGAGGAATGTTTGAGTTAACAACAGAAAATATATTATCGTTTTTACTTTTGTATGCAATTCAATCCACTATGGCTGCATTACTTAACTCAGCTTGTGCTGTTCGCATACCTAAGAGTATATGGGATTTTATTAAATTGACCTTTCTACCTTATTCTATTTATAATATTATTAAGGAACTTAGAAATGTTTAGTGCTTTACAGTTGTATTAACAATCCTAGCTTTGATTGGTGTTGTTCTTAATATTAAGAAGAAAATAGCTTGTTTTTACATCTGGTTCTTTACAAATGCGTATTGGGCAGTGGTTGACTTCTATAAAGATATTCCTGCTCAAGGAATTTTATTTACGATTTATACTGGACTTGCCGTGTATGGCTTAATTGAATGGAGGAAAGACAAAAATGGCTGATCAAATGAATCTCAATATCAACATTAGTAACTTAAAAGTAATGGAGTGTACAGCATGTGGAAATACCTGCTTCTTACCTCAGATGAAAGTTAGATTTATTCCCCGATTACTTAGTCCAGCAGGTCAACCGCAGTACCTTTTGACACAAGAAGGAATTGCTTGCGCTACTTGTGGGGAACCTTTTGATGTGAGTAATCCGGGAAAGGAAGAGAAAGAAGCAGAATCTAAGATTATATTGGTTAAATAAGAATCGTCCGATTATTTGACGGAACTGGAAGGAGACAAAGATGTCCTTAAAAGAATACGCAGTTGAGTGCCATGCTATTGCAAACTCAAAAGGTTGGTGGGATGAAGATAGATCTATCCCGGAACTTCTTTGCTTAATACATTCAGAAGTATCAGAGGCTTTAGAAGGATACCGAAATAACAACCTACGCAATTTTGAAGAAGAGATAGCAGATGTTTTAATCAGGGTGTTTGATATGGCTGAGCATTTACATATTGACCTTGATAAGGTTGTTACCATGAAGATGGAAATAAACAGAAACAGAGAGTACAGACACGGAGGCAAAAGAATCTAATGATTTGCCGTACTGTAGGTCCGCCTAATGCAAAAATAATGTTAGTTGGGGAGGCCCCAGGAGCTGAAGAGGAACTTCAGGGTGTTCCTTTTATAGGAGCAGCTGGAAAGACGCTAGACATGGTACTGAGTCAAGCAGGTATTACTCGGTATGAATGCCTGGTCACCAATGTAGCCAGAGAGCGGCCTCCCGCAAATAAGATTTCATTCTTCTTTGAAGATAAGAAATGTACTATACCCAAACCTAAATTGAAGGAATGGATACAACAACTTAAAACAGAAATAGAGTTTAACAAACCTAACGTAGTAGTTGCGCTTGGAAACACTGCACTTTGGGCCTTGACCGGAGAGAAGAAGATCTCTGAATTTAGAGGATATATTCTTCCGTGCTCGCTTGCAGAAGGATTTAAAGTCATTGCGACTTATCATCCTATGGCGCTGAATCATGAATGGAAACTTCTCTTTCCAACGGTAATGGACCTTAGGAAAGCCAAAAGGCACTCGGAGTTTTCAACAATTCCTGATGACAATAGGATACTGATTGCTGACATCAGTCCTGCTAAGTTTATTGATTACTGTTATGAAGTAGCTGATGACAACAATATAGACTACATCTCTGCTGATATCGAAACCTTACAACCCGGCACTCACATAGATATTCTTGGTGTTGCACACAGTTCTGACTTTGGAGTTAGTGTTAGAATAATCAATGGTAGAACTCCGACAATGCCTGAGAGGGATGAAGAAAAACTATGGAGTGCCTTTAATTATTTAGTCCAGAAAAAACCAGTCGTTATGCAGAATGGTGCTTATGACAAGGGTGTTCTGTGGTATAACAATCATATCTTCATTAAGAATCATTTCTTTGATACACTGATTGCAGCTCATGCTTGCTGGCCGGAGTGTCCAAGGGATCTTGGATTTCTTGCTTCGCTTTGCCTAGATGTTGCTCCGTGGAAAGGTGAAGCTAAGGATAACAGATCTTTATACAATGCTGGCGATGTGTGCAACACTCACGCTCTTGTTCCTGTCTTACAGAAAGAGATGGAAAAACTCGGAGTAAGAAATACTTTCGATTTTGAGATGTCTTTGATTGAACTTTCTGTTATGATGCAACTTCAAGGAATGAGGATTGATAAGAATAAACAGCAAGAGTTAAAGGCAACGGCAACAACAAATGCAGCAGAAGCGAAATTAAAGTTAAACACACTGGTTGGTAAGGAGATCAACTATAACAGCCCAAAGCAGTTACAACAACTTCTTTACATAGACTTGGGTCTTCCAATTCAGTACAAGAAAAGGAAATCAGTTAACGATCCAAGAGTAGTATCTGCTGATGCTGTAGCTTTAAAGAAGATTTCTATTATCGAACCTGATAATCCTATCTTCAATATGATCTTAGAGTATAAGAAATGGAGTAAACTTAAATCTTCATTCTTGAGTATTGAGCTGTCTCCAGAAGATACTGTACATACCAGTTACAATATTACAGGAAGTTCAACAGATGAAGAAGGAAGAAAGTCTTTCGGCAGATGGAGTTCTTCAAAGTCTATTATACTACCCTATGGAAGTGGAAATCTTCAGAATATTCCTGCGATAGCAAGGAAAATGTACGGAATTGAAGATGATGAGACAATGATTCAGGGTGACTATGTTCAAGCTGAAGCTGTTGCTGTATCATACCTTACTGGAAATAATAGACTTAAGAGAATGTTTAAAGAATCCTATGGGTTAGTAGGAGAAGCAAGAAAACCTTATGATATTCACAGGATAACAGCTAGTGAGATGTTTGGTATTCCCTTTGCTAATATTACTGATAAACAAAGGAAAGTTGGAAAAACCATCAGACATGCCTCGAATTATGCTGCTGGACCAGCAGTTCTAGCAGTTCGTCTTGGTATTAAGATGAAGGAAGCCAAGCAGTTAATGGAGCTCTACCATAGAGCCGATCCTCTTCTTAGAGTTTGGTATCAGAGGATTCAAGCAGAGCTAAGAGAGAGTAGAACATTAACCAACCTCCTTGGAAGGAAGCATAGATTTCTTGGACGGTGGGGAGATGATCTGTTTAGAAGTGCTTATTCATTCAAACCACAATCAACAGTAGGTGATCTTCTCAATACAGCAATGCTTGATTTCTATAATAAGTATGGAAGTCAGTATAGATTGCTTATGCAACTTCATGACGCTATGTACGTTGCATGTAAGAAGGGACAGGAAGAAGAGTGTTCACAAAGAATGATTGAGTGTATGCGAATTCCTTTGAAGATAAATGACGAAACCTTCATTATTGATACTGATTTTAAGATAGGTCAAACATGGGGAGAGATGGAAGATTGGATTCCGTCATGGCGAATTAAAAATTTATAATAACTAACAGTTTCAAGGTGAGTAATATGAAAGAAATAGCAACAAACATAAAAAACCGTGTAGTTCTTGTTGATGACGAGGATTTTGAGTATTTGAATCAGTTTAATTGGTATGTTAACAAAACTGATTATACGTGGTACGCTTATAGATGGAATAAAACAAAACATCTGGCTATGCACAGAGAAATAATGCGAACTCCTGATGAAATGGAAGTAGACCATAAAAACGGTAAAGGTTATGATAACCAAAAAAGTAATATGCGTAACTGTACAAGAAGTCAGAATAGTATGAATAAGGTATCACCCACAAATCACAGTAAAGGCGTATGCTACGACAAACACAGAGGATCACCGAAAAAATACAAAGCGCAAATCAAAAAAGATGGTATTCATTACAACTTAGGATACTTTCTAACTGAAATAGAAGCTGCTATTACTTACAATAACGCAGCAACCGAACTGTTTGGTGAGTTTGCACTTCTCAATAATGTATAACGAGGAGAGAATTATGACTTACATCTATATAACAACAAGTTATCAGAAGAGCCGAGTCTTAATGCAACAAATTCGAGAAAAGATTGCAATAGAAGTTCCTTATAATTCTATCTATGCAGTAGTGAGTAACGCAAATAGGATAGATATAAGACAAGATATAAATGGTAAGGGTTTTGTTACAATAAGATCTTACATCGTGCTTATCATTCCTGTTATAGTAAACTTCGAAGCATTAACAGGTTTTAGTGGAGACGTTTATTTTAACTGCGATGACTTAATAAGTGAACTTAACTGCGCTATAAAGAAATTACGTAGCATAGAGGGCCAGCATATCGGGAGAGAAAGTAATGCGACATTTGGACAACTGGCTAGAAGCCTATATGATATATCAGACGAACACGGAACCGGCTCGGATATTCGACAAGTGGGCAGCGTACTCAGTACTGGCCTCAGCCCTGAGGAAGAAAGCGCATCTGTCCCTTGGTAGGATTAAGATCTTTCCCAATATCTACGTTGTGTTTGTAGCCGAACCAGGAATAGCAAGAAAGAGCCAAGCAATCAGTTATGCAATGCAAATGTTAGCGCAGATACCTGAGATAGTAACAAGTGCAGATGCTTCGACAAAAGAAGCCATGCTTCAAGACTTAGAATCAGGAGCTACTGATGAATTAATGCCTGATGGTTCTACGTTTAAGCATAGCTCCTTATGTATCTTCTCAAAAGAATTTGAGTCTTTTCTTGGGCAGAAGAAGGAAAACACAAAGATGTTAGTTCTTCTAACAGATCTTTTTGATTGCCAGGAGCTTCCATGGAAATATCGCACGAAAAATTCAGGCTCCAATATTGTTCCATCTGTATTTATCAATTTATTAGCGGCAACAACACCGGACTCCCTTGCCAGCTCTCTACCCCCGACAGCTGTTGGAGGTGGCTTAACTTCAAGAATAATGTTTATTTGGGCAGACAGGAAAAAGAAAAAAGTACCAAGACCGATTGAGACAGAGGAAGAAAAAATACTTAAGGACAAGTTAATAAAGGATCTGTTTGTTATCAGTAGAATATCAGGACAGTATACAATGTCTCCTGATTGCATCAAAAAGTGGGATGACTGGTATAATGAATATGAAGAAACAAACCCAGATAGAGTATGTAAAGATCCTTCTTTTAATGGGTGGTACTCAAGAAAACCTATGTATGTATTAAAGTTGTCTATGCTAATAGCCGCATCTACATCTGATAGTTTAGCAGTAGAGTGGAAACATTTACAAAGTGCTATTGATGACATTGAAGAAGCTGAAATACAAATGGGAAACGCTTTTAAAGCAATAGGAAAATCAGTTGTTACTAGTGAGACTGATTCAGTTTTGCAAATAATAAGAGCAAGAAAGACTATTGATGAGAAAAGTCTATTATCGTTAGTATGGAGAGACATTGACAACAATAAGTTTAATAACGTAATAGAAACTGCAGTTCGTGCTGGTAAGGTAAGACGAGCATTTAAAGGACCTCGTGGTGAGTCTGGTATCTGGTATCACTGGGATGCAACATTAAGATCCGGTCAATATTTGGACGATACTGGGGGTCACGGATGATAAATCCTGTTATTATTTTAAGAGACCAAAAACCAAAGATACGCATGGCGATAGAAGGTAGACTTGCCACTGTGATGTGGGCAAGAAAGATATATGATGACATCTATGAGGTATCTTTTGAGTTTGATGAAAAAGGGTATCAGTTATGGTTTGCTCAGATGTCAGCAACAGAAGGCATTATACCTATTTGTTGTTCGATGTATCAGTCATTAGCAACAATGGCTATAAGACACAAAGAAGAAGAATTAAACTCCTCTGCTCTTAATGTGTAGTATGATAGTGGTAATTAGTAGCTTCGAGAATTCAAGATAGCCACTCGTATCAGTCTACTGCGGTGAGTGCATACGAGCAGAGGATTTAATAAGGAGGAAGGAAATGAACACAGCGTGTAAGCTCGAAACAGTAGCGGCATGGATAGACAGTAAATATCCCAACGATCTAGACCCGGAGGTGCAAAACGACCTCAGAAGTACTGCAGATGAGTTGAGAAGGAAGGATGTAGAGATCGACGCCCTCAAACAGACAATAGCAGATATGGAGGAGGAACTCCATAAATGCAACGTGCTTGAGGCTGCGATTACAAAGGAATGCAACGCCTTCAAGGAGAAAATTCGGAAACTGGAAGCAGAGGATATAAGCAATGGAGGAGAGGTATGTAAATATAAAACTTTGTATGATGCGACGCTTACCAGAGTTATTAAACTGGAAGCCGAAGTTTCCTACATGGACGCCCTGACCAACGCCAAGATAGAAGCAGAAACTAAGTGGATCGAGTATGAAACCGAGAACAAACATCTTAAAGAGCGAGTGCTGGAGTTAGAAGAACGCCGCTCAGAAACGGTTGCTATGTGCGAGCAGTTGTTAGCCGAGAACCAGCGTCTTCGGGAAAATGTAGAAACATGGAAAGCAACGGCAAGGCACGAAGCTGATGGTCTTGAAAGCTGGAAAGATGAGGCTATACGCCTTCGGGGAGCGTTGGAGAAGATAGCAACGCACGGAATCTACTGTTCTGATACCAATGAGTTAGATTCTTGCGATGTTATGCAGGAAATCGCCCGTGAAGCACTTGGGCAGAAGAAGGAATAAGATGAATAAAAAAGAGGATTGGTGTTTCTGCTCTGCCTGGAAAGAAGGATATCATTTATGTAATGGTGATTCTCCGCTGTTGAATTTCTGTCCTTATTGTGGAAGTAAATTACAGAAGGAGGGTATCAATGAATCCTGATAACTACGGCACCCTTGAACCCTGCCAAGCACTTGTGAAAGCGGGGATCGTGATGGAGACGGAGAAAACGTGGTATTTCTTTAGTGGTGACATGAAATACGCTTTACGTGAAACAGGGGATTGTAGATGGACAGGTATTCCCGCCCCTTCAATGGCTGAGGTGTTAGATCATTTGAAAAGCAACGATCTTTTCGATGATGCGATGATGAAGCACTTTACGTCCTTGCAGTTAATGAAGTTGGGACAACCTGTTCATGTGGAATATATTCTAAAAGACTTGGCAGATTTAACCACCGATGCCCTGATTTATCTTCGCATCTGGTTGGAGGAGAGGAAAGGAGAGAAGGGATGAAAACAAAAGACTTTGAAATCATCTGCCAATGCGGGAGTGAAAACGTTGTGCTGAGTGAATGGTACAAAGGTGGCGATGGTGGCATAAGGCTTACTTGTAAGACCTGCGGCAATAAGGAGGACATATGAACCCTGAATTACTGAAATACTACATAGCTCTGCAACCTTTCTTTCGGGAGAGGATGGGGGAGTGGAGAGCTGGAGACCGTTATACATTTCTACACAGCAAAGAAATATTGCTCGTAGGGACACGCCACTTTCACTCCCATGCGTGTGGCGAGGCTATCTGGCTTCCCCGCACCATAGACGACTCCAACCCGGAGGCTCAGAAGAGGAGTCTGGTCGGTATGTTAGAAGATGATTACGTTTTAAGTGAATCACGTTTTGAAGATGGAAATATATGTACATGCACAATAGATTGTAAGATATTTGAAGGTGCAACCCCCACCGAGGCGATCCTTCGGGCCTTGTGTGCACAGTGGGAGGTGGAGATATGAGATGGTATAAGTTTTGGAGCACAAATAGCGGAGCAATTGGGGCTGTTATTCTCGGAGCTTTAATTGGCTCCATCATTTCGATATTTATAGTATTGAAAGTCAAGGGGTATTTATGAACGAACTGACTGCCGGAACCATTATAGTTGTTATGAACATAGTTGCTGTAGTTGTTATAATTTACATAGTGTTAAAGGAGACTAGATTATGAAACCACCAACCGACGATCAGAGAAAGCGGTTGACTGAATACTGCCCTCAAGTAGAACTCATACTGGCCGAAGAATACAGACTTTACCCTGAAGAGCAAAATATTCTTATCTTTGCGGCTCTGAAAGATAAGTTGGTCGAGAATGGGGAGTGGGAGGATTTCTTCGAGTATGCGTATAGGGTGTTTGAGCCTTCTATGATGGTACTCGCTCCCGAATATGATGCAACATATTCCAGCTGGCTCTTCCGCCTCGAATCCTGTGGTCTGGTGGCGGAGTATCTGGAACAGAAGGAGGGGAAGTGATATGATTAAAAATAGTGATTCTGTGGATTTCAGGAATGGGCTTACGTCTGGAATACTGTTATCTGCGGTTATCTTAGTAGAAGGATACAATACGGGAGCGGCAGAGCAGTTAATAGAGGAAACCGGATTGTCATGGCCCGATTTGGACACTGTAAATATGGAAGCTAATGACAAAAAAGTACTATCTGGAATAAAAGAATTTTTCAAAAAGGAGGTTGCGGAAACATGACCACTAACCCAACAGTAGAGCAGCCCCTTAAAGACGGAGAACCTTGCGCGCATAAAGGGTGTCTGAACCATATATCTCACCCTTGCGAGGGATGTGGAAGGATAAGAGGTACGCGTATGCCAACAGTAGAGCAGACGAACAGCAAAATAAGAATATCAGACCTGTCAGATGACGAAATGAAAAGGCTACGAATTGTTACCACCGAACAGATGAACAGGGAGGTAGCGGAGTGGCTTGGGATTTGCTGGCATGAGTGGCATGTTGATAGATACTGGAAAGACCGAGGAGCAAAAGTATTTTACTGCAAATGCGGCGCTTCTTACGAAAATGAAGTACCTAAGCCAATTAATCCTGACTTTTCTCAAGGTGCAGGAATAATCAGACTGCTGGAGAAGATACTACGTACCGAAGATGGTATGCAACTTGTCATGACACTAATTGGGCAATTTGTTGCGCCTGGATATATTTCAGAACTTGCCTGCCAAGGATACTGTGTAATATTCTTAGAAAACTACATCACCACTCCCAGCAAACTCTTACAGGCCGTATGGGAGTGGTCAAAGTGGCATCCGAAATGTTTCCAATTAAATGAAATTACTTAATCGGCTCTGCCTTTGCAAGTAAATCTGTCTTAGTCTGACTTCCCTTACTGCTTCCAAAATAATAGGCTAATACCTGTTCGCATTTCGCACTAAGATAACCAACAAGGGTTCCAGCAAGAACACTATCCACCTTAGCATAACCAAGTAGAGTAGCCCCTACCATTGCAAGGAACCCTCCCACTATTGAGTAAGCAAGAATCTGATTTACGTTGTCCTTAACAGATTTTTCTCGTTCCCTTGCGCTTTGAATATCCTGCAGCTGAACGGTAAGTTCTTCTATGTCCTGTTCACGCATTTTCACCTTGAAATCGTTTTCAGCTATCATAGCTTTTAGTCTGATTTCCGGGTCTGCGGATATAACAGCCAAGACCTCTTCCGGTTTTGCATTAGAACCAAGGCCGAAGGCTTTACCTAAAGCGCCAACAGCCCCTACTGCCGCTGCTATAGGTGCTCCTATACCTGTGGCTGCCAACACTGTAGCTATACCAGGGGCAAAGTCAACAACTGCATCGCCTATCTTTTGAAATACATTTCGTTCCTCAGCCATTTAACCCTCCTTAATCATCAGTACGATTTCCGCACCTCGCTTGCCTACTTGTTTGTACCATCGACTATTCGTCATTCCTTTTGCAGCATCGACCCACCTACCTTCGTTGATAGCCCGATTGGTAACTTGAAACTTTTGGGCTGTCCCTTCTCCAATATTAAAGATCCAGTCAATAAGTGCGTTCTGTCTTTGTTCAGAAAATCCATCAAAGCTAGGATACAATCGTTTGCAAGATCCCAAGGCCACAGCAATGTCGGAATCCAAAAGTCTGTCAACCATCTCTGGCGTGATCTTTCCGTGTTCCTCAAGGTATTCTCGTATATCTTTAGGTAGTGGGTTTGCATCATAATTGTGTCCTACTCCTATTGTATTGAACCCAGATGGGCACTTATAAGGTTTCAGTTTCAGCCCCTCATGAATAGTAAGCATTTCCTTGAGAGACATTAGTGTGATCCTCCATTTCGAATAGCACGAAACTCTTCCCTTATCTCTTTATGAACATCATTACAGTGGTTCCATGTGACCCGATCAGTCTGTGCTTCGGCTATCTCTTCTACCCTCTCCTTAATCCTGCACAGTGTCTCGGAGAAGGATTGATATCTCTCCTTAATGGCGACTTGCCGCTCCAGATCTCTCTGATCGAGGAGGGTTTTAATCTCGTCATCCTTCTTGTCCCGTGCTGAGAATAGCCTCTTGATGGCAAAAAACAGGATGAATAGACCGATTGGTACTATAATAGCCGTGAGAAATAAATTCCAGGTAATCAATGGTTCCTGCACGACAACGGGGGTAGACACCGTTGCTCCGACCATTATAGCCAGGAAACCAAATGTAAGAACACCAACTACTACTGATCCTTCTTTTCTAACCATGTGCCGACTCCTCAGATTTATTGGTGGAATTGTATTACTTTCTTATTCTATTTAAGTATATTAGTGTATCTGGATCTAGGTTATCTTTCTGTTCAACTAGAAATTGATCGACAGTCACATGTCTATATGGTTTAGCTTCTGGAAAATGCATAGTCCAAGGTCTTACAACTCCGTCATATTCATGAGATGTGAGTGGGGTGTACTTACCTTTTACTGTAGCAATAGCCTGTGCATGATCTACATCCTTTACAGCATCTATCTTCGATATAGCTATTTGCACATCATCCCCATATTTCTTTTTCCACATCATAGCATCATATAAGGACTTAGTTACACATCCTACTGTTCCTACCATATTAGGAACAGCAACCTGAGTTTTTATATCTTTGCCAAATATATCGTCAAGTAGTCCCATAGTCACCACACATAGAAAAACAAGAAGCCATTTAAGTATATCGCTACGTATCATTAACGCTTACTGCCCATGCTGAGTATGCTTTATCAACGGCCCATATAGCGGCCCAGTCCCAGATGATTATCTCATTAGACACATCGGGATCGGTAGCGTCAATTCTCCTGATCCGTGCCTGTAACATATTTCCGGCCTCTAATGGATTACTCACATCATTTGCATCGAAGTTAAAGAAAATAAAGTACGTATCATATGCATCGTTTCTTCCTGTAATTACTATCTGCTCAGATACTGACGTAGAAACTGTTTCAGATATTACATTTCCTTTTGCGGAAACTTGCCATCCAAGTTGAAACTTGAAGTAATCACCTACGGTTTCACCTGCTGATAGAGATACGCACATTCCGAACTGAGGATCTGTAGTACCATCCCATCGAAAAGGAATCCTACATCGGAAAAACAGTTCTTCATCATCGCTATTATAAATAGGCATCGAGTAGCCAACATTGACTCCACGATACACTTCCGTAGGTTTTCCAAGAAACTTACTGGCTTTCTGGATGAGATTGGGACGTAATTGAAGTTTACGCAGACCAGACCCAGAGAAAGATATGGGAGTAGGACCAGTCAGGGTAATATCCGACAAAGACTGCCCGCTATTCTGGAAACCATGTATAAGAGTTCCGGTTGCCATATTATTAGTACATCACTCCCATGTAGTACATCGTGCCTGTGGTTAAGGTTCCCGCTCCTGTAGCCTCAATCTTGTATTCATAAATCCCGTTTGCATCTACAGTTACCCACATGGGAGCCGAGTAAGCATAAAGTGAATTAGCAAGACCACCGCAGCTTATAGTAGCATCTACGTTGTTTCCGCTGTCTCCGTTCTTCCTAAAGGACATATAGGAAGCGCCAGCAGCAGATCCAGAGTCCATGCACGAACCCCTAAAATATACTCTCTTGACACCTTTGGGAATGACAAGATACGAATCGACTTCAACCGAGATATCCGTGAAGTCCAAATCACTATAAACCCCTGCACCAGCATGAGTCTTGGCGTTCTGGTGAGCCGAGAAATAGATGGTTTCACCGGGGATGGGTTGGAAGTTTCCTATACCGATAGTCTTTCCAAATACTCCCATAGGCTGAGTCATATACCAATCGCCTGATGTCTGAATGACCTTAATCCCGAAAGGCTTAACGTAGGTAATATCAGATGCAAAAGTGTATGGCATCTCCGCCCACCAGAAGGTTCCGTCTCCCGGATGAATCCAAGCAGAATCTCGGTCGCTTCCATCATTGATAGTAAGGGCAAGATGATTTGCTGTAGAGGTTTTAAGATAGCATCCTATTGTAATTGTCTTTCCTGCAAACCGGGCAACAAAATTAGGATCTGCCTGCAAGCCTCCACCATTCCAGTAAATCCTCCCTGCTGCTGTAGGAGAGCCTTTGATAGAATAGAACGTGCCTCCGAGAGTATTCGCGCCTACCGATTCTCTGTACAAGTTGGCTCCTGAATATTTAGTCCAATCTTCCATAGCCTGAACATCTGCTGCAATATAAGCTGGAGTTTTCTCGAAACAGATACAAGTGTCAAACAACATTGTTCCTGCGGTGGCGTTGTTCTTAACAATCCAGACATCAACGGATGTGGTGAGAGGTTTAAAGTAGCACTCGCAATCCGCAAAACTATCCGTAGTGTTCCCGTAAGATACACCGATCTGAGTAGCCCCTTCATAGACCATCAGCCCTCCGAAACCGGCCCCACTGGTTCCAGATTTGCGTTTTACCGCGACTCGATAGGTATGCCCCGCAACAACGGTAAGTGCCTGCTTGGCGTATTGAAGAGAACCGCCTGTCATGGTTATCTCAAGACACTTACCAGCATCACCGCCATCAATAGCAGCGATAGTACAATCTACGGCGGTCCAGTTTGCCGTGTCAGTTGAGAATGTTCCGTTGGCTATAAGGTCTGCGCCTACGTTTTCATTGGTAGAACCGGAAAATACACCAAGACGAGAATTGGTAATGAAATTACCGCCTATAAAATCACTACTACCGCCCATTACTTTAGTTCCCATTTAGTCCTCCTTATGCAAATGTGAGCGATCCATCGCCACACACCAGCTGGATAACAGTTGCAGAATTAACTCTCCAAGTCATACTCCCATATGCACTACCAGCCAGGGATACTGTCCCACCATCGGAGGTAGTCTGTCCAGACGCAACTGCATATACCCCTAAAGGGAGATCCATGATCACTTTGCCTGCGCCTGTACCATTTTTGCTAATGGTGAAATGTTTCCCTACATCAGCGGCTACAGGAGCTGCAAATGTCACTGTCTGATCTGAACTATGGTTAGCGCACCATGTATGAGGGATGGTAGTCATATCCGCAAACAGGATCGTGGAAGGTGTAGCTGTGCCCAAATCGGTATAGGCATAGACCATACTTGCTAAATTTATCTTTTTACTCGCAGCTCCTGCATCCGAAACGCTGAAATAGTCGGCGGTATTGTTAAGTTGTCCTGCTGTGAGTTCTGTGTATGTAGAGACTTTAGCCATTGTTATGTCCTCCTTAGTCCTCTGTTAAAATTGCACCTGCGTCATCAAGCAGGAATAACCCTGCGTCATCAAGTAAAGCACCTGCTGTGGTATCTGTTTGTCCAGTGCGATAGACACGAACTTTAACAATTTGATTGCTGTCAAATCCCGCATCTACTGACTTCATGTTTCGGGTAGTCCCGCCCATAGCGGAGACGAGATGGAGGCCGGTGGTTGGGATGTCGAGGTATTTCTTTAACGATACTGTATCGAACAAACTGAACAATCCAGCAGTATTTTGGTCGTTACTTCCGACTAATCCCACACTTGCTGTTGTAGTTTTTGCAGTAAAATTTTTGGTGTATGTGGCCCACGCCGCGTTATTGTGCGCATTGTTATGATAATCAAAACCGCCAGAGGTGCTTCCTATGCTGATATAACAAATAGGAGCCGTACCTTTCTTATACGCAGTTGATTCTTTATACAAAGCTCCGACACTTACAGTGCTGTTGCAATATGTAGTTGGATATACTTGCACAGGGTTGTTGGTTTCGAGTTTGAGGCATACATCATATGGTGCCCCATCTCCACTATCCGTTATTGTATGCACACCAACTTTCCCAGATGCTGTGTTCCATCCGGTGGGGGGAGTTGTACCAGTTGCGCCAGTCCATGCAGTTCCGTTAGCAACGAGTTCACTATCCAAACTCTCCCCGCCACCCTGCGCCGCTGCATAGGCCATAGCGCACTTCCCCGCAGCGTCCTCGAATACCAGTTCATAGGGGGTAACACCTGCATCGTCGCCAGCGTAGGTGGAGAAGTCCACTGAGTCGTGGAAGAACATTGCCCCACCATCTACTGTGGCGAGATGGAGGGTGCCGCTTACCGTCTCTTGATTGAGTATCAGCGTCCCATACGCCTGACGGGAGATTATGTGGTAGGTGTAGCCTGAGGCATCGTTATAGTTGAAATTGGCATCCTTGACTCCCCAATTATAGGTTGCGCCTCCGGGGGCGTTGGTGATGGTTACGCCGGTGGAGGAGGGGGTGAGGACTTGTTTGAAGGAAAACTCATCAACCAATACATCCTTTCCATTTTCAGACGAGCCATAATAAGCCGCATAAATATTGCCATTACCCTGTATTATGGTTCTGTATGCTGTTCTTAAACTCCACGCTGCCCCCGTTGCATAGAGAATTATATTCCCATGCGTAGGGGCTAACCAGAAAGAAAGTGTTTTACTTGCAGCAGAACCATTTTTTATGTAAACCGATTCTATATATAACCCTTTATTATTTACTGAGACCGGCCGTAGAACCCCTCCACTTCCTCCGGTAGAGGTAGCCAATAATGACAAACAAGTACCAACTTGACCGTCCGCTACAATAGTTGGTGTACAGGCATCTACTGTCCACCCTGTGGGGCGTTGGATTGTTATCACCCCCGTGGCTCCCGAAGGAACACCAGTGATTGTCTCTCCTGCTGCAAAAGTTCCTGATACACCAGACAAGACAAGGATGCCTCCACCAACTGAAACAAATGTGCCTGTGGCTAAACTCGTCCCCCCCGACACCATATCCCCTGCTGCGAACGATCCCGAAGGTGTCCCAAAAATAATACTGACACTGGAAAAATCACCATTTGTAATAAGTTCAGATCCAAATGTCTCCCCCGTTCCCGCTGCCTTGATAAACCCGCCTATCTTCCTCTTTGCCGAGTCGAATATCTCAACGAAGTCATTATTGCGGATATTATCAGCAGAGAACGCCGAAGCAGAGAAGTCCACAAAGGCTGTACCGTCAACAGCGGATATCTTCATGTTGGCCTGAGTGACGGCGGTCGGACCTTTGATTATGGGATTCCCTTCTTCCCTACTCATTACGCACCCCCATCAACCGCTACATGATTTACAGATGTGATAACATAGGTTCCGGCAGCGTAGCACTTGACAACCATTCTGGCTCTTTTAGAACCATCTGAGGTTGCCTTGTTTCCTGCTGCGAGAGAAGTCCCATTAAGTTCAATAACGTCTGTCCCCGTAACAGGATCAAGTGAATACACCGCTGCGGTAGTCGCCTCTACGATGCAGTTATATCCTGCTACTGCGGTAGGTAAGGTGGGTGTATATGCTCCGGTAACGAGAAGGGTCTGTCCTCTCATCTCGGCAGCAAGGATGGCTCTTGAAGAATCGACGTTGACAGAGGTTATGGGACTAAAAACAGTAGCCGCTAAGGTTGTAACGCTTGGATTTGCTGACCATACTGGATCTGCCCCTGTCTGGCCGATAAGCACTTCACCCGTCGCGCCAACCGCTGTAGGGGTAACTGCACCCGTCCCTGATCCAAGCATAATACCGTGGTCGGTGATGGTAGCAAGTCCGGTTCCGCCCTGAGTTACGAGAACGGGAAGAGATGTGATTCCGAGATCAATTTCCACCCACGCCGTACCGTCCCATACCCAAGTCTGAGCTTTGCCAGCAACAAGGGTGATACCGTTGACGATAATAGAAGAAGAAGATGTGTCGTTGTTTATAACTGTGAATCTCTTCCCCGCTGTAGTTACTGTGGGACTTCCTATCGTCTGTGCATTGTTGACATTTGTAGTTATCAGGACACCGTTGTTAGCATCGACAATGGCAGTGGTTGTGGCTGCGCTCACACCTGGATTTGTAGAAGTTGCAAAAGGTGCGTCAGTTATTAAAACGCCGCTTATTGCACCTCCAGTGACATTAATATTCGTGAACGTCTGCTGACCAATCCAGGTATGTGCATTCTTTAATAATCTTGCAAGACTGTTCCAAGCAAAAGGTTTCATACATACGCCTCCTTAAAAAGATTTAAGTCTTGCGACTACCGTAATAGAATTAGATGTACCAGTTTCGGTAAACTTAATCTTAAACTGATTACAAGGAGTAACTTCAAAGTCAACCATATTTACTCCACTTGTGCCAGTAGATTTAGTTTGTGCAGAAGTAATATCTGAATCAATTTCTAAAAAGGTTGATCCATCGTTAGATACTAAAACCTCTGCCTTCATAGTACCATCACCTGTAACTGTCCATTGCAACGAAAAGAATCCTTGTAATTCTTGACAGTCATAAGCTTCAGTAGTGTATGATCCGCTCGCTGAGATTGTGCCTGTAGAGATAGAAACCGTGCTAGTATGTTTGAGCTTTATCATTTTACTGTCCTCCATTTATGTAAGATCCGACCAAACATTGGACGGTACTTGATTATTTATTTAAAGATTCACCCAATAATTGGACGATTCTTAATCCACATCTTTAACAGATGGTATGCCAAAGAAATATTGAAACTTACTATCTTTATATATTTCTGGAATATCATTCTTAGATAATCTCACCGCCTTATAAACAGAAGCAGGAAGAATACCGGAACCTAACCATTTACTAAAGAATTCTACAACAGCATTGGTCGAGTCATCCTTACTCATTAATGTACTGTAAGCAGCTCCCATTGCAGGATTCATAGCAAGACCTACGTTAGTATCTGTTGCTCTAGTAAAAGGAACATGAAACACTTGTGCACCTAAATTAACATCAGCAAGTTGTTTACCAGCACCTACTACAGCTGCTGCAGTAAGAATAGTTCGCATTAACTGCCCTGCATACGACTTTCCGTTAAGATCTTTAGGAGCTAACAAAGCATCTTTAATTAAACCAACCTGAAAATTTCTTGCACCAGTTTCTATGTCACCTTTTAACTGTCTCATCAACTCTTTAGTAGCATCTGCAATAGCCCCTCCACCCTTTACAGCAGTAATCATTCTTTGCTCAAATATCTTATACGGAGTACCCTGAAACAGGAATAAAAGTCTTGTTTTAGGATCTCTTAACCAACTAGGATTATGTACACCACTAAGAAAGTTGGCTTTAAGAATAGTATCATACACAAGATAACTTGCTTGCGCAGGAGTCATTCCTTGCTTAGCAGCCATTGAAACAGCAGACGCAAATGAAAATGCCCTATCTGCTTTTTCAACATTATTTACTATAAAGTTAGCTTTACTGTTCCACCACATTAATCCCTCTTCAACAATATTTCTAGCTTGCGTTTGTGGTAACATATCACTAATAGTAAGATATAGATTCTGCGCTCCGATATGTGCTTTAGCCAAATCTGCTCTCATGTTAGCAGGAGCCTTCTTAAGAAGTTCTGCCATTTTGAGATCTTTCCATATCGGAACAGCTTTAGGAAGATTTTCAAAAGCATTACCAAACCCACTAAGTGCAATATTTGCCATAACCTTCATCCCGTGCTTAAAGCCGACAGAAGGACTCAGTGAAATAAGTCTAGCTGCTTCAAACATCTGTGCAGTCATTGCAAGCTTGTTTAAACTTCCAAACTGATCAACAGGACTAAAACCTTTGGCAACACTCTCAAGGTAATCTACAGCACCTAAATTACCAGCTGCTCTTGCCTGTGCTAAAAATGGTCTCCACTCTTTCCAGAAAGATGCCATTTCAATTCTCATATTAGCATCTGGAATATACCTATCCATAGCATAGTGAATATCTGGCATCATAGGGCGAGTATTAAATCCTCTCCTATGAAACGCTGACATATCAATACCATGCCCGACAGTTGAGTCTAGATCGTTAGTAATACTACGTAACAACTTAAAATCAGTATCAGGATGTGCAACATAATGCATGAAGTCTTTACTAGAAATAACATCCATTCCAGACGCTACTGCTCTTTCACTGTATTGCCCGAGCATATTCTTAATCTTTGCTGCAGCAAGCATTTCATTGTGATTAAGGAATTGCTTAACCCAAGGATCTGCAGCATCCATACCTGAATTATTAGCAGCAAAGAATATTCTTGCAGATGGAAATTGTCTAGCAACTTCTCTGTCTAGTCCATCTAGAATCGTATTATATTCTTTAAGTGTATCATCATAACTGCTAAGTCTTTTTTGAACATTGTCTCTTTTTGCTGAAAAATCTGCAATCATTGCCAAATCTTCTTCATCAAGTTTTGATCCTCTTCTTATTTCGCGACTAAGTCTATCAATTGTACCTCCCTCTGAATTCTTATACTTACCAGAAAGAATCTTATCATACAAAGATAATTGATTATTAAGATCACTAACTTCACGAAGAGGAACCTGAAATCGCTCGACAACTGGTTTATATATTTCCCTAATTTCTTTACTCGAAGATGTTATACCTTTAAGCATATTAGAAACTGCAATTTTGGATGCTTCCGTAATACCTAAAGCAGTTGTAGTCTTTGCTGCAATAATAGGACTTGCACTAGAAAAAGGTTTAAAGAGAAATTGTGCAACAGCTTGAGGTGTCATTATCGTAGACAGAAAACGACTAAATCCCTTCTTCACTTGAAGATCCTCAAAAGGACTAGGCATCCTTCCATGAAGATCTGAGAAATTTATTGATTTTTGATAAGCAGTAATTCCATCCTTTGCTTCGTTTAATATAGTAGAATGATAACCCTTTTCCATCATACTCTTCATTAAGACTTCTTCTGTCACCTTAGGATTAAGTGCCTTCATAGCCTGCTTAGCAATCATATCAGGAATCACGCCAGCTTCTGATGTCTCAACTCCCGGTCCACCCAGTAACACACTACCAGCAATAATAGGAACAGTTGACCATAACCCAAGTTTACCGTACTTAGACATTATAGCGGCAGAGTCTGCACCTTTCTTAATATCGTTTGCGATGGCTTTCTTTAAGCCAGCAGTATCACCTTGTGTCAACTTAAGTACTTCTTTAGTTGTACTGTCAAGTTCAGTCTGCACCATCTTGCGATAACTATCAGTATTAGTCATCGCCTCAAGTTTAGACACAACCTCACCTGATAGTTTGCCATTACCATTAAGCATATAATGACCCAACGCAGCACGATATCTCTCACTATCTCCTGCATTAATTGCGCCTGTTAACTCATCAGTAAGTTTAGTAATAAATTCAGGTGTTTCTACTTTGTTACCTTTGAATTCAAATAAAGATCTGTCTTTAGGGGGAAGAATACCTTTGTTACGTATTGCAGTCTCTAAAGGGGTCATATATAAAGAGTGTGTAGCATCGTCTAAAATACCCTGTGTCTTCGCTGTGTTAAGTTCTTGCACTCTTCCAAGCAACTCTTTCTTAGACATGGTTTCATAGGCAAGTGGATTTTCATAGTCATACACATGCTTTTCTGCCAACGCATCAAACTTCTTTGCATTTGCAGACATCTCCTGCACAATGCCTATAGGATTAAAATTTCTATCTTTAGGAATTAAAGTACTGTATCCAGATACGTTCTCTCTTGACAACTGTTCAGGAGAGAAAGCACCTTTTGTAAGTCGAAGTTCGTCTAAAATACTCTGGCCTGTTTTTGCTACTTCTTCTGCAGACATCCCAGGAGTTACACGTTCTCCAAGTAAACGATTATAGTCGACACTATGACTAATAGCGTCATCTTCAATCTTTGTCATTTTAGTCACAGCATCTTTTGCGTATCTTGTTTCTAACACATCAGCAGTGGCGTCTGCATGTGACATGCCTTTTGCTGTATTATCAAGATACTGTTTTGTCATTACCTCATCAAACTTAGGAACAGCTGCTTTCATCTCAGTTGAAGCAAATTCTCTATCCCAAAGACTTGTTAAATCTCTAGCAATATCTGCACGTTTACCTTCAAAACTAAGAAGATTCTTTATAGATGGATCTTTTATTACATCACCACCAGCAGTATTTAAAGCATCCCAACTACCTTTAAAGTTAGTAAGCAATTTTGAACCTGCTTTCAACAATCCTGCATCAACACCTGCACCTGCAGCACCTGCAACTAGCATACTGGTAATAGGTCTTTCCTTTGCCCAGTCAGTTTCTTTAAGAATATTATGTGCTGTGTCGAAAACAGCAAAAGAGGGAATCGCAGTTAATGCTGCTTTACCTGCCGTTCCAAGTAAAGTAGAACCTGCTTTTGTTGCGAGTGTCTTTGCTAACCATCCTGCAATACCTGCCCCTATAGTACGCCCAGCAGTTCCTCCCGCAACAGTTCCAGCAGGACCTGCAACACTGCCTGCCAGCGCACCAACTCCTGCACCAAGCAAAGACATACCAGCGCCGAATCCAGCGGAGACAAGAGGATTAGTCCATTCCCATTTGTTCTCTGTCTGCTTAGGATCTGCTGCCCACTTCTCGTAGCCAGGTGCAATTGCCACATCAGAAGAACCGAGTAAATTAGATTTCTTTTCTCTAATATAATGATATAACTTATCATCAGCATTTAAAGCTGATGTTCTATTCCAGTATTCTCTTGACAATGCCTCTGCTGGATGCATACCAGGATTTGCTGCAATGATATTAGCAGAATCGTAATATATCTTAGAAGCCAAACCTTTCCTTGGATCATCATCAGGCATTGCTTTTTCAATCTTATCTAATGATGCACCAACAGGAATCTTTGCACCTGCTTTTTCAGGAAGAGTTCCATGCGCCCAGTGAGATAGGATGCGCTCAACATTTCCAGGATCAGAAAGATAAGCACCTCGCTCTTTTGCAATCCTATCTTGCTCTGCTATTCTTTGTCCGAGAACATGCGAGACAATAGGACTAGGTTTCATCAATTCTTCAAGCATTGACATGATATTCTCCTACTACCGACTCCATCCTGACCAGTTTGCTACTGGAGCAGCAACTTCATTAAGAAATCTTCTAGGTGCCTCACCTATATTTCTGACACGTCTAGACATCCAGTTCATAGCAGGACTTTCCTCACCAAAAGGTTTCCATTTAGCGTTTTCTTTATCCAACTCATTATATAAGTCAGTAACTGGTTTTCCTGTGTACCAATCTGGACGACTTGGCTTAGCAATAGAAACAGTCGGTGAAGCAATACTAGAACCAGGAAGATTAGGATTTGCACTTCTAAGTACATTAAACTCAATGCCCTTCTGCCTACCAAGTAAAGAGTTACCTTCAGTATCTTTAAGTCCAGCAATCCATGATGTAAGATCTGTATTATAGTTAGTACCTCTTGCTTGTGCGTTTTTCAAGTTAGCTTCAGCACTCCACAATGGTTGCTGCATTTGAGCTACCTTTTCTCCTGACGCAAAATGTCTGTCATACATACCACCAGGACCATATGTCATAGATGCTATCCTATCTGCAGAACCTCCAGTACCATATTGCATAGTAGCAACCCTGTCCATAGCGCCACCAGGACCATAATGCATAGAGTTAACATCTGTGTATAACTTATCCTTAGATAGTCTTCGCTGCGCATTAACATCCCTTATAGATTTAACTAGATTATCAAACGATGCAATACTATTTTCAACATATTCAGCTGTGCGCATAATATACTCCCTTATTCTGCTTCAGAAAGTCTGACCTCTATAGATCTTGTAGTAAGTTCCTTTGTTCTATCAAAGGTTTCACTTTGATTTCCGCTAAACCCAACTTGCGCACCTGCACTAAAACCAACACTTGCACTTGTATTGAAACTAGAAAGAGCACTTGCAGCAATCTGTGCAGCTACTTGACTACCAGCCTTTAGTGACTCCACCTGCAACCCGTACTGAATTTTAGCAGTTTCAAGTGAAAGTTCAGCTTCCTTTAAAGCAAGTTCCATCTTAATCTGCGATTGCTTAATATTTGCTTCGAGTGTTTTAACTTGTGCATCCAGATCAAGACTTGCCGCAGTTATATCAGCTTTATAAGCTTCAATTTTAGTTACATAGACTTTAACAACATTCTCTATTCTGGCAACTTGACCATAGATAGCATTTTTATACTCCTCTACCTTTGCGATAAAAACATCTGTTGTGTTCTTATTAGTTCTAAGAATATTTTCTGCATACATATTTTCAGTATTAAGTACATTAGCAAATGCTTCTTTTAACATAAATTGCTCATTTGCCTGGGCAAGTTTAGCCTGTTCTGTTAGAATATCTGTATTAAGATAACTATCATTCCTTACTATTTCTATCGCTATTTCATTCAATCTGCCGGACATTGCTCCATTAGGAAGATTAAATCCACGAGAAGAAAAGTATGTCTCTGTTTCAGTATAAAGTTTTTGGTTTACTAATTCTTGTCGTGATCTTGCTCTATCCCAAATAGCTTGTTCAACAGTAGTATCAAGACCTGTCGATCCATTAAGAAGTCTTTCATTAACTCTCTGTATAAATAAATCTTTAGCGACTGCAATAGATGTTCCTGGTAAGTAAAAAGTAGGCATTTCCAACATACTACCTAAAACAGGTCTTGCGGGTTCGTTAAATTGTAGATCACTATCAGACGGAGGGGATGGTCTATCCACTAAATCATAGTTAAGATTAACATCTACATTTTCATACTCAATATCAACAGTAGGAAAAGATGGCGATGTAACAAGAACTCTAAGTGCATCAAGTAAAGCGTATACTCTTATCCACGCATCGTTCGCATAGATAACCATCTGATCATATTTTTCGTTTACTAATGTTATTGCAGTGTTTCCTCCGCCTGCAACATTACTACTAGCAACAGACAAAATAGTGTTTAATTCGCCCGACATATTAATGCCTCCTAAACAGATGTCGCACTTATTGTAAGTGCAGATAGCGTTAATTTGGCTCTACCAAGAGTAGCTGTTGTTATCTTTGTTACCTTATATACTTTAACCAAACAATCAATAGAATCAATGGTAAAGTCACTTCCATTTACATTTCTTACTTCTACACCAACAGACCTACCATAGTTTTCATGATTAGTATAAATTCTAGTGGTTTTTTGATCAAGTACACCTAAAGAATCGAGTCTTTTTGCAGTTACTTTATCATTATCATAAACTGCCGCTATGTCAATATCACCCTCAGTATCACCATCAATATCTATATACCTAATAACCTTATTATGATTACTTTCTAAATCTACTGAAGGAGTCTGGAAAAAAGCAAGAATATCTGTACTCGTATTATCACTGTTTCCAGATTGCTTCAGTATTCCACTTGTTGTTCCCGCAAGCAATACACCATTAAAACAGCAGAGACTATTTATAGTAAGATCTGCATATTGCGAAATACCTATATTTTTTGTGTTTAATCTGATTCCTAAAGATGACATTTTGATTCCTATAAATTCACTATTGTAGTATCGTTATTGATATTAGGTATATAAAATATACTACGAATTTCTTTTGCTGTACTGGGAACATTAAATAAGGAATATAATTCTTCTTTATGAAAAAAATCTCCATTATACCAACAATAGTAATCAGTATCATTACTTAATAGAAGTATAGATTGATCTATTATGCCCTTCCATTCTGAATTAATAACAGGAAGTACATATAAATCTTCAATAATACTTCCATCAAACGTATAAACATAATAATTCTCATTACCCATAATCATATGATTACGATAATAGCAACAAGTACCAAGAGGAGAATATCGCACACTTAACGATTCAGATGTTCGTAATTCTTGATTTGAACTACCATCACTAAAACTTCCAAAAGGAAAAGTTATAGTAAACCAATAAGGAAAATTGCCAGTATACCACTCTTGGTAATTACCAGTAGTAGGTGTTATCCATTCTTCTAAGATATTACTTGGTGGTGCCGCAATAGAACGTCCTGCCTTCTTCTCCCCAAGTATCCCATTATATTTATTTATTTCTTGGATAGTTTTATATACTCCTCCCGGTGCTACAGAAGCAGGACGAGGACCGTAGTAATAAACTTTTGTTTGTGTGGTAGGACTTCCATAATTATAATAAGAGACAGTAAAAAAAGCACCTGTACTATCATCACCAAAACCATAATCACTAAACGAAATATAACCACATGTCTTTCCAGGAGCTGGTGAATCACAAGGTACAATAGTGGAATAGCTAGCACCGATACCAGGCATGTGACTACTCTCTGCATTACCTCCACTATAATCTCCGTAATACGTTATTGTACCAGGATCTGGGTAGATACCTGCTATCATAATAAAATACGTTCTAAGATCTAGTGCATTACGCGCAGATGCTTCGCCTGCCTGCCATTCAGCAAGTTTAATTAAATACGCTTCATACTCAGGACTTTCATAAACAGCAGTTGTATTAAGAAAGAATATATTCTCCTCCATTCCACCAGTTCCTAATACAGTTACACTAGTTTCTTCAAAGATATAAGTTCCTTCTTCCAAAACAGGCTTAATACTTTTTATACCTTCCCCTGAACTATAACAATAAAGAATATCATTTTCGACAAGCGCATAATCAATGCCTTCTCCTAATTCTTTATCTAAAAACACCCCTGTTAAAGGATTGTATAACTTTCCAGGGTGCATATAAATTAAATCTCCTATTTGTAATTCAAAGCCACTACAAAATACTAATGGATGTTTACCCAACATATCTTCTGAAATAGTAGATACAATATTCTTATTAAAATCCAAAAAAGAATACTGCCATATATCTGTTTCGTCTTTATAGCAAACAACATAATAAACATCATATATTTCTTCTGTTTTTACTAATACTTTTTCTTTCACAGGAGTAACAAAAACAGGAGAAAAAAGATCAACAACAGAAGTACCAAAAATAGACCTACAAACTACCACACTTCCATCTTCAAGACACCTTTCAATCCTTCCTTGTTTCAGGTTGTTAAATTTCATAGAGTTCTGCAGAGTAGACAGTAACTTAGTACCAAAGTATCTAAGTCCTTTAGCTTTCTCAGTATCTCCGTGCAATCTAAAGTTAACAGTATCTGTCATTTAAGTAGACCTTGTGTACTGAAGAGTGTAGTTTGTAAATCTTCCTGCGTTATGCGCACTGATAGATGCTATCATTACTGCCATGCTTACACTTAAACTATTAGTACCACTGTCATGTGTAGTACCGGATGATGTTATTATTCCTGTTCTTGCGCTTAAATCACCTATTAAACCAGCCAATCCAGTTGCGCTAATAGTAAAGTGAGGAAGTATTCTACTTAACTCTGTAGTAATATTTCTGTGCGCTGTAGTACTAAGTTCAAAAAATGGTAGACTTACATCTAGTGCAGCACCAGTACTTGCAATAACAGTAAGTGCTTTTAAACTCTTACTAAAATTTCCCTTTTCACTTCCTTTACTTTCTAAGGTTAAAGCAGGAAGTGCTAAGTAAGCGATCCTTGTATTGATATATGATACAACTGCAGATATACTATCCCCAACATTTAAAGTATCATGAATCAAAACAGATAGATTACCAATATCTGCATCTGTTGCAATTATCGTCTCTGTAATGGCCGCTTCATGTGCTTTTGGTGCTGCAAGAACTTCTGTAACTGTTAAAGTATCAGTTAAAGTAGTTGTATATGTTGTTTGTGTTCCAAGATCACTTGTAGTTAAAGTTACTGTTTCTGTGATAACAGGAAGATTATCAACAGGAGTTTCAGTAACTGTTAACGTCTCTGTTATATCTGCATAAATAACAGGAGGTGTCCATTCAACATAAAGAGCAGGATATTTAGCAGCAATTCCATCACCGATACCATAACCATCTCTTATAATGTACTGAGTACTGGTATCATCTTTTAATAATATAGCTATTGCATTTCCAGATGCCCAACTACCTCCATCTATTATCTCCTGAATGATTGTTGTTATATCACCAGAATCATATGCCGTATCTAATGTCCAATTACCTGGGTCCCAGTCAATAGATGCAGTAGTAAGCGCTAATGCCATATATTCTGCATAACTAACAGGAGCAACAGCTGTACTTACATCATTCCCTCTGATCTTTAAATAAGTACCTACTCCATCTGCAAAGTTATCACGCGCATATAACGTAATCTTCGCAGATGTAATAGTTGACCCACTTGGAATAGTAACAGACGGAAATCTAAGATAACCCTCATTAGGATACTGATTATTCCCAACTCTTACAAAAGAACCAGAAGTATAGGTATCAAATCCCTGAGCAGTATATGCATTATCACTTGCTGCTACTACTTTAAATGTACCTGTTGCCATCTACCTATCCTTAGGTCGTAGAAGATACCGTTATAGTAATAGTTAAATTAATAATATCACCACTAACAACAGACTTTGAAGCTGCTAATTTACTTGAACAAAACAATACTGCACCACCTGCAGCGGTATCACCTTTAACATTACTTGAAACAAGTGACCCACCGTAAACAGTCTTAGTATTATTCATTGTAAAAACTGCTTTTGATGCAGTATTTGATGTTGATCTAGCAGTAGACGCTGCTTCAACATACTCAGGTCTAGTAGCTTCACCATACGCAGTACACTCTGCATAACCAGGAGTTGCATAAATATTAGCAGCAAGTGGTGTATAATCATCTTCAAAGATAGCACAATACCACGTTGCTTTTGCTGCTGTTCCGTTAAACATAACATTAAGCATGAAATCAAGCCCTTCATTAACTACTTTGTTGAAGGAAACTTCATGATCAATTAGCTTTCCATTTCTAAAAATTTCCCACTCCCATTTACTACCAATGGAAATAGATTCCTGTCCAACAGGATTGGTTATTAAACCAGCATAAATTGTATCACCAAAAATAAGTTTATTCATTTTAATCCTCCTTATGCTGCCGGAAGTGTTATCTGGAATGTATCAATAGTTGTGGTTGCTCCAGATGTAATAGAAGTAGATGACATATTAAGATCAGACCCACTTGAAGCAATCGCTCCGTCAATTCTTGAATACAGAAAAGGAGTAGTATCCGCTCCACCTGCATCAGTTGCGTTAGCATAAAATCTAAAGTATCCTGCTGTTCCTGTTGCTGCAGCAACACCAGACCATACGTCACTGTTCTTAGCAATCGCACCAGAAGATGCTGTGCCAAACTCTAGTCCGTTTGTAACAACACCTGAGGTAAACGCACCACTTGCTACTGTAACAGTAAGTAGTAACGTACCTGTATAAGCTGCATCAGCATCTGAAGGTTGTGATCCACTATAAATTTTAAGAACACCATCTTTAAAAATATCTTTTAACGAGCCACCTGTCAGACAGACCAAGGTTGCTTTTATACCAGTAGCCGCATCGACTGATAATGGAGTACCCGATACTGTGATCTGACCTGCAAGAACTTCTGTTGCAGTAAAAGGACCATGTACTTGCGCCATATCACCAGTAAATCCATACGCAAGTATGGAATCACCTGCAGTAAACCCTTTCGTAATAAATCCACTGATAACGTCAGTAAAAGTACTCGTCGATGCCACTTTTATATCAGCATTTGTAACAGCTGTGTAAGTAGCGACATGTCTTTCAGGAACACCACCCAACAATTTGTTTCTAAGATGTGTACTTAATCTAAGTGCCATTTCTTATTCCTCCAAAAAGCAAATATAGTTGTTATTAATAACTGCACCACATCCATAATTACTTGATGGGTACACAAGTCTATCACCTGTTAAATCCATTACAGTTCCATCCTCTAAACCAAGACATATTGAGGTAGAAGATGCCCATATCACACCTATTCCTTTTCTGTTTATTTCTTTAAACTTGGAAACATCAACATAACAATCAGTTCCTTTTATAATAGGCTTTGTATCTACCAACTTTAACCTAAAATTAGAAGGATCTCCACCTTGAAAGAAATAAGTAGAAAACTCATCTGAAACATATATTCCTTCAGTTACTCCTTTAATGACACGGATATTACCTTCCATCATTATAAAATTTCTAGCCATATCAAACCAAGCGTAGGCTAAATACTCTGAGAACCAAATATTCTTATCTACACCTACATAAACTCGACCATTATGAAAACCTAATACTGTACCAACAGGAGGATCACTAAACCTTCTTGTAGTTATAGGACCTGTATACGCAGATCCTGCCCAGTTATACCAAATACCATCTTTAACGTATCCCTTTTCTACACCGTTACAATAATAAACACAATTATTTGCCTGTGTGTACCATACTCTAAGTCCACTTGTAAGTCCTGTCTTTACAGATGTTTTACTATAATCAAAATTTAATCTATATAGGGTAGTTCCACTTACAAATAAACAATCACTTTTTTCATAAAATAAAGAATGTACAGAGTCAGTTACTGCTGTAACACCAAAACCTTTTCGTCTAGAAACAGATCCAGTATCCTCAATATCTACATTATAAGCAGTAACAAGTTCACATATACCACTCTCAGGATTATAAATAAGTTTAGTAGCAGATTGCTTATTATTAAGTCCTATTGTGTTTTTAAGTAAAGAAACCGCTTTCTGCATTACTGACTCCAAATCGAAGTTCCAACATTGGATCGTCTTCGATGCGCCCACGCACTAAGTTTATCCATACCTGTCTTTGCTAAACCGGCAAACATTAAAGTATTTACCTTTTCCTGTTCTATTCCGTCTTCAATATAACTGTAAATAATAGAAGCAGCTTTAAAACAAATTGTTTCTCTGTGTACCATTTCAGGTATATCAGAGGGAGTATCCGTGTCATTTACTAAAGTAGCAGGATAGTTATAACCTATGCAAGTTAAAGACTTGGCAGTAGAAGGAATTGGAAGATAGTACAAAACATTTCCTTCTTGTGCCAAATGCTCTATATCTCCAACTACAGTTACGTCAGGATGCTTAATTATGAGTTGTTCAAGACCTCCGTCAAGCAATGGTATAACACCTTCAGTATCTCCTATGTAACTAAGCCGCCCAGAAAAACCAGATGGAAAGTTGACATAATAGGTACTTGTGTTTGTGGTAACTGTAAAGAGGGTTTTCAACGATGGCAGAACCACCTCTTCTGCCACCTGTTGAACGGCCTCGTTGATTGCATCAGGTATAGTGATAAGAATATTAGCACTCTGATCCATCACTATTGCTTTAACTTCCCTTTGAAGTTCAGAAAAGTTCATGACTCGGATACTCCCGTTTATTCAGTTTCGTCCAATTAATGATCGAATCTTACGATTAAACATCAATCTCTTCCCAAGTAATTGAGTAACCACCGAGCATTGAGGTACCAGCCGCTGCCCACTGCGGAACCCAGAAACTATTGGGAGGAAGAACAATATCTCCGTCAAGATTGTCAAACAACAGTATACCACCCAAAGCTGCGTACGTACCAGCAGTCTGCGAAATACCGGTTGATCTAACAACTCTTGCAATCGAAGCACCCGTTGCCGCTCCGCCAGTAACGTGTGTATAGTAACCAGCGACACCATCATAAGTAGCCGTTCCTGCGTAATGACTATTAATGTAAGAACCAGCAGCCAACGTACCTGTCGCAATCGTAGGAGCAGTTGATCCAACTGCATGCCACATACCAGAAATAGGACTCGTTCCTGATGTGATATTAACACTGAATTTAAGCAGTGAAATATTTACGCCAGAGTCGATCGGATTCCACAGAATAAACTGCACATTAGCTGCCGCAGTTCCTGCTAACAAATGCCCCGCAGCAATATTAGTTGTCCAAGCAGTCTGCACAAGAGAATAAATCTTACCATTTGCTGCCGCTTCGTACCTTGCTCCATGAGAAGCACTTGCAACACGAAGGGCTCCTTCAGTGTCTGTAGTGAGCGGATTAACCGTTCCCTCAGAAGATGCAATAATTCCAACTCTTCCTTCAACCTTCATTTTAACCTCCTGTTATTAAGGAATAATGCTGATGAGCATCATTACCTGAACTTGACCAACAATTATAGTTGCTACTTTAGGGAAGATAGCAATCGCAGGAACATCAGTACTTGCTCCTACAATAAGATTACCACCTTCAATAAAGGTACCTGATACATGCGAATCAACAAAGTCACCAGCAGTCGGATAATACCTTCCGATTGTGGTTGCAGTAATGTCTCCCGCCTCAACAAAAGCATCATCATTCGTAACTGTTGCAACTCCTCCTGTAGTAACAGCGTCAGTTGCAAGAGTACACAACCCTAATTCAAGGGTAGTGGTAGTGGTAAACGCAGTCAGCACGTTTACCATAATACCACTAATAATAATCTGCTGGTTAGCCGTAGGAAAAGAGAACAGTACGCAGGCTTTGTTCTTCAATCCAGACACATCTGCTCCGTCAATCAAACCTGACATGATCCAAAAAGGATCACCTCCAAGATTAGTTCGAAGATCAGTTCGTCTGTAATCCTGCACAGTTGTACTCATCTTTACCTCCTACGTCCCCGGAATAATACTCACAAGTAGGTGCAACTGAGCTTTACCCACAATAATAGTTGCAACCTTAGGAGTCATCGCAATACAAGGAACTGCTGCAGCAACACCAGTAATCATATTGTTATTAGCAACATGCGTACCAGCAGCTCTTGCCGTAAGCCAATCGCTTGCCGTAGCTCCATACCAACCAATCGTAGTAGCATCCACAGTTGTTGCCGTAGGAATCAACTGATTAATAGTTCCTACAAGAGTAGCGTCACCTGCTGTAGTCACAGCATCAGTCAGTAACGTATAAATACCTACGTCGATAGTAGTACCTGACGTAAAACCCAGGATGATATGAAGCCACACATCCCAGATAATAATCTTCTCTCCTGCTTTAGGAAAGGAAAACAGTACACAAGCCTTGTCAGCAAGACCAGATACTGCTGCTCCGTCCACAACCGCAGAAGTAAGCCAGAACGGATTCTCCAGCGCGTTAGTACGCTGATCAGTTCTTCTATAATCCTGAATCGTTGCAGTTGACATCTATAAACCTCCTATGTTCCAGGAATAACGGCAATCTGCATATGAACCTGGATCTTCCCAACAATTACTGTTGCAGTGCCAAAAGTTAATGTCACACAAGGAACAGTAGTAGCCGCCCCTGTAAGAAGATTTGCTGCCTCCGTATGCGTTCCTGCAGCCCTCGCAGTCAACCATGTATTTGCTGCAGCAGGAGTATACCAAGCTGCAGTAATGGCAGTAAAGTTAGCATTGGTCATGAAGTTATCAGTAGTTGCTCCTGCATACGTCATAGTTCCTGCAGTGGTAACTGCGTCTGTTGCAATAGTTCCATAACCAACTTTAATAGTCGTTGTTGCCGTAAACTCTGTAATAATCTGGCAAGTAATATCCCAGATAATATTTTTTTGGTCTGCTTTGGGAAATGAAAACAGAAGACATGCTTTGTCTTTCAGACCTGAAACTGCCGCCGCATCAACGATTGCTGAGGAAATCCAGAACGGAGTTTCCAAAGCATTCGTACGGAGGTCAGATCGTCTGTAATCTGCAATCGTTGCTGTAGTAGCCATTTTCTAACCTCCTTAATGAATTACAGTGTAGTCACAGAAAACTCTGTAAGTACCCAGGGTTGTTGCGGAACCAGCCGCAAATGTGAAAGTAATAATACCAGAAGCACCACTGAAATACTTTCCTTCGAAAGTAGTAACAGTATCCTTCTGAGCCCTTTTAAGTCCAGTCTTAGTAGGATCAGCAACATCGGTTGTGATAAAGCCATTCGTCACGGCAGTCTCACCGTTGCCTAACCAGCCAACCGTACAAGTAGTAGGTTCCACATTAGTTGCAGTAGTAATCTGCAGCCATACGTCTCTAACAAAGGCGTATTTAGGAATCCTAATAATATTGTAGGTCCCGTCATCTGGACTGATCACAAGCTTGCTTTTGGCAAGTCTCAGATTGTCCGCAAAAGCATTGGTGTAAAAATCAGTAGCCATGCTAAAACCTCCTTAACCGATCGCTGCGCCGTATGAAGATCCGACAATCACGCCGTAGTCTTCGGAGTTAAAGATAGACTTAGCCATACCAAAAATACCACCACCTCGAACCATCATGAAACGGTTGGCATCTTTCTGATAAGGAACAAAGGCCATCGTAGTAGACTTGGAATCACCAGCACCACCCCAACCGAACACAGCGGCCTGACAACCAAGTAGCAGATTGCGATAGACACCAGACGAGGGAGATCTAACGCGCTCAGATTTGGAGATCAGCATCCCGTTATATTCAATTTCGACGCCAGGAACTGCCAATTTGTTAGCCGAACGAAGCAGATCGCCCCACTGTCCCACGTTAGTATTCTCACGAAGAGCGTCAAAAACGTAGGTGTGAAGAATAACTCTAAAGTATTTCTTTCCACCAATCATCAGAGGACGCACTTTATAACAACCAGTAGAGGGCATTTCCGCACGCTGTTTCATTCTGTTAAGGAAGGTCAGGTCGAGCATATCAGCACTGGTCATCGACGCCTCAGCAACATCATTCATCAGAAGAGCATGACCTGACGTCGGAGCCGTAATTGCCGTAGCAAACGTACCTTTTCCAGCAACCACATTATAACTGGTATCTCCACAAAGAACAGCAAAGGCATAGTCAGACAGTTTTGCAGCCCACCAATCCTGCAGACCATTCTTCCCCTCAACCATAAGATCGTAAGGAATCCTCTGCTCTTCCATCTTGCCGCCAGTATCAACAGCATGATTAAGTTCTTCAATCGTCACGGCAAAGTTCTTGAAGATCAGTTTCTCTTCATTTCCTTCAACCGGATCGTTTCCCTGCACACCAGTGCCAGTCAGAGGAAGCCGCAGACCAAAGGTAATCGTATCACCCTCACCTTTAGCAAGCTCCGTCTTCATCTGAATAATGGCGTTACTATCTTTACCAGTTAGATCATTAAATTCAGTTGCCGGAAGCAGTACTGAAAAAAGATCTCGTGCCCATTTTTTTCTGGTAAGGGCATCACTTGTCAAAAACTGTGTCTTAGGATTTCCGGCCATTGCTTATCTCCTTTATGGTAAGTCGTTCTTAAGATACTTTTCGTAAATATCTTTAGGAACTTTTGAAAGTTCATCTTCATCCATCGCATCAATCTTAGCAGAAGTCCATCCGCCTCCATCTTTGCCGCCACCGCCAGGAAGATCCTGAAGACTCATTGCCTGCTCTTTAGGCTTTTTATCCTCTTTAACATCTTCCTTTTTCTCATCAGACTTCTTCTCGTCAACAGACTCTTTCTTGTCTACCTTCTCGTCTTTCTGCTTAGCAACTGGCTCTTCAACCTGTACGTAGTCGGGGTGATACTTCTTAACCATCTCGTACATATACTTATACGGATTAGCAAGTGACCAGATCTCCCTTTCGACCTCGGACATCACCTGTGTAACATCACCACCCTTTTGACTAACGTGGTACTTGGCCAGCGCTACTATCATATCATCAAAGTGTCGCTGGGATACAACGGTCTCGACATCCTCAAATTTAGGATTAACCTTCATAATCTCAAGCATATCTCCCAGATATGTTAGTCTTTTCTCGTAGTTAGCACGAGCAGCAGCTTCTTCGTCACTACGAAGTTTTTTGTCATCTTCGTCGACAAGTCCCTTTGACTCCAAAAGTTTATTTAATCTTTCATACTCCTTTGTTATCTTATCAAGTTCAGCCTTTTGTGCTCTTGTTACAGCACGCAACTCTCGAACTTCCTCATCATCCTGAAGTTCTTCTTTCTTATCATCCTTCTTATCATCCTTCTTATCATCAACCTTTACTTCTTCTTTTTTGACTTCTTCTTTTTTGGTGCCAACGTCTCCTTTAGTGTCAGAGGTGTCTTTGCCTTCTTCACCTTTTGCTTTGCCATCTTCGCCCTCCTTCTTATCGTCAACTTTAGTATCTTCTTTAACAGAAGCGTCGATTTTAGGATCTACCTCAAGCGAGTCTGCCAATTCTTTCTCTGCCTCATCTTGCATAGTCATTAATTCTTCCGCTGTAAATGCCATCTTAAATTCCCTCCCTCTCAGTTCAAATAAATGTTTGCTGGTATTGTGTCGATAAAAGGAAACAACACAAAACCAAATTACCCTTCACTCTTAACCTTATCCTTTTTCTCCATCCTTGCAGTCTCGACATTGTCAAGGTGCTCTTTATGCCCAACGCCAAGTTGAGCTTGTATCACACCACTTTCGTGCTCCAACGTATCAAGATGCTCTTTGTGCTGCACAATAAGTTGGTCCTCGTTAACTTCCTTATTTGTTTCGCTCTGCAGACTTGCAATAAGCAACTTAATATTAGCATCCATTGATGCGATCTGCAATTTAACATCCAAGGCCATCTTTTCCAGTTCTAACTTTGCCTGCTGATCTTGTTGCCCAGCCTGCACAGATGCCATCTTTATCCGCTCTTCCCGTTCCATCATCATTTTGCTATACTCTTTTACCTTAGTAATAGCAGTCAACGGAAGATCAGAATACTCCATGATCAGATCTGGAGGAATGGTTCCGGGATTATTCTGGCTGTAATCAGTAAGCATCTGCGCCGTAGCCATACGCATTGTCTGGTTTTCCACAGCTTCATCAATGACCAAGTCGTACTTACCAACAGATATATCGTTAAATCCAGGAGCGTTGGGGTCTTTCTGTGAGTTGATCTGAATAAGCTTTGCACCTTCTTCACCTTCAATTCGTATAAGTTGTTCATCTGTTACATACTGTTGCATAAGTGAAAGAAGTTGCTTTCCCGCTTGCATCCGCGATTCTCTATAGTTATCAAAGATGATAAAAAGAACGGCAAGCCCTGTTTCCTGTCTCATCCTAACTGTCACTCCAGGCTCCCTGGAGGAGGTTTGCTGACCCATTAAGGAGTCTTGAATACCAGACGCATCCTTCATTGTCTGAGTATCTAAACCTATCAACTGTGCATAGACAGGACTGATCTGAGGTTGCTCGCTAAACTTAACTTGCCCTTTTGTAAGTGCTCCCTGCGCAAGTTCCATATGAAAATTTGGTTCAGATGACCTATTTTCATAACCTTCAATATCAATAACTGTACCAACTTCGTGCATGAAGATACCTTTAGGAGCAGTTTGAAGAAGATGCTGAAGTTGTCTCCTCATAACATTGATCCCTCTTTGAGGATCTTTCATAGCTTCAATAGCGCCAAACCAGGCGTTAGTATCATCATCCTTATACGCACCAAATTGAATATAAGGAAATTCTCCGTGACGATAAGGAGAAGGACCTTTTTTAATTACTTTAGTATTAGAAAATATTGCATAATATACAGTTTTCTTAAGTTTATCAATAGCAGGAAATTGCTCCTTTTGCAGAACTTGCCCACTAGGAAGTGTAATACCTTCTTTGATCTTCTTTTTAAAATCACTATATTCTTTTACCGTAAGTGGTTCATTACGTTTAGTTAACGGATTCTGCACCCAATATACTTTTTCAATCTTTCGATACCAGCATTCTGTAACACGATACATATTTCTTTCTTGTGAGTAGAAAGACGGATTTTCTGGATTACTCTGCGAAAGTTGGGCCATCTCATCCGCTTTGAGATCTGGGAAATAGTATTCCAAATCTTCTTTACTAAAATATTTATCAACAAAGATGAAGCGAGCATCTGAAAGATCATATTCAACAGATAACGGATCAAGCCAATAGTCCCTCCCATGTATCCTTTTACTCTTAATTTCAGGTGCATATGGATCATCCCCTGAAATATAGAAATGCAGTAAAGCTCTACCAGCTTTTGCCATATGTTCGAAGCATTCTATCTCGTTTCTAGCAACTCGTGCTGTACGTCGAAAATGTTTAAATGCTCCATTGGCTATTTCGGATAGTGCGGCATCGTTAGTCTCAACTGGAAATACCATCGGAGCTTTTCTGTTTTGTGAAGCCAACCCAATCAGCATATCAACCTTAGGTTTAGTTTCGTTGTATACAGTAGCAGTGCGATTCTGCTCTTCGAGAAGATCAAGAACCTCTTGCGTATCCTGTTTGCCACTGTAAAAATCATAAGATTCTTTGGCCAACTCACGCCAATCAGACTCAGACGTAGCAGTCTCTGCTGAGTGAAGCCACTCCATCATCTTATTCAACAGTTTTACATCATCATCTGTTCCGTCAGAATTAGCCTGTTTAATTATTGCACTATCATCAATAATGTTCATTAGCTTTTAGGCCTCGCAACACTAGACTTTCCCTTACCCTTCCTAAGTATCGCAGCAAACTCAGGATTGTGCTCCACAGCGTTCAACAATTTAATCTGACTCTTTGCGTTCTTCTCAGTCATGTGTTTACCATGAACACTATTGGGTGAACTCACTGTGTAACCACCTCTTCTTTTAACCATCTTAAATGGCATTTCATACCTCTGTTAAAGGCAACGTGCGCCAGAATAAGTAATGTAATCAATCTGTTCCTCTGTGAAGTCGTAATCAATACAAAGAAAATCCAGAACATCTGAGATAGAGATAGTACGTCTTTTTCTGAGAAACCATCTCCAAACTTTCTTTCTGTTAATATTACACTGTTCAAGATCGTTCTCTTTATTAATACCAGTAACAATAGATGTTACTGTATTTAACACAGTTATCTTAGCATGGCAATGCGAACACAAAGGTGCAGTCTTTTCTGGTATATAGGTAATATGATGATTAGCAATCTTCTTAGTGCTTTTGCACTTTCTGCAAAACTGCACCGCAAACAGTGGTTTACTACTGTTACCTAAAGATTGTTTCAGTTTTTGTATATCTTGTTCTGTCATATTACCTTACCAAATCAGGTAGCGCCGTTTCAAAAAGAGACAACACAAGGTCAATTATTGCGGCTGCCCATCCCACCAGACTGAACATCATACCCGCTACCCTGTCCACCTTGCTGCTCCTGTTGCATCCTCATCATAAAGGCCTGTGCTATTTGAGGCACTAATTGCACAAGAATCTGATACTTCTGGTCAGGACTTCCTTCCATAGTAGCCAGTTTCTTAGCAATATCATCCACCATAGGATCTACTCCACCCTGCCCTCCGCCTTGGGGTGGGGGCATGGTAGCAGCAGGACCCGGAGCAGAACCTGCAACGGCCTCAGGGGAGGGAAGTTCCTGTGACTGATGAGGTTGTTGCTCCGAGGCCATTAGTTTCTGAATAATGAAATCTGATATTTTGCCAGCCATTGCCTCTCTCCTGTTATGTTTTCAAGTATCGTACATTTATTGGACGGGTCTTATTATACTTTCGGTTTAGCTACTGGTATAGGTTTAAGTACTTTAAGTGAATCTAAGGCATTTTCATGTTCCTTTGTACTATTCATTGCTTTAAGTATTCGCATGGGAGCACTGTCATTGATATTAAAATATAATTTTGTTTTATCTTCTTTTGTTAAAGTACTATTATCAACCTTTTCTCCTGAAGAAAGTTTCCAACCCGAACCACTTCTTTCAGTAAACTTAAACCATTGTGGAATATTTCCCTTTCCATGACCTCTTGCTGCTTTTACATTTATAATGTGATCACCTTTATAATGCACAATCCTATAAGGATTATTTTCAGGTCCACGACAATGAGTTAAGCCCTCTGGATCATGCTCATAGTTGTGAAAATACTGCAATACTGAATTATAAGTACGATCACTGTTCAGCATTTTATTCTCCAAATATCACAGAAACCATATTTGTTTCTATTTATTATATCCTCAGGTATTTTGCCCTGCGCTATAGTATTCATTATTCTTTTCCTACTGCCAGTAGCTATTTTATCATGAAGTGGAATACGTGACATAAGACCAACTAAATTTTCATCGAGATAAGGTAGGTATACATCTACACTACCTGATTCATTGTCTAATATAGATAAATGATCAGGTATTAACCTACTTAAATAGTGGTAATATACCGCATGTGACAAGTATTTAGTATGATCATAGTAGCCTCCCATATACTCATCTACACCATCTCCTGCTATAATAGAAGTAACTTCATATCTTATAAGTTCGTCATAAAATGTCTTATACACAGGTTTATCATCTTTACTATAAAACACAACATGCTTTACACCAAAAAATTTTGCTGCTAAACGAGAGTAAAAAACATCAGGATGATCCTCACACATTGCTGTAGTATAACAAGTTACATCTTTTCCCACTTCCTTAAGCGCACACAGTAAAAGTACTGAATCAATACCACCAGAAAGTGAAAGATTATAGCAAGGAATATCATCAAGTACCTCAAGTAAAATACTATAAATATATTCTTGTGTAGGAATCTGTTGTTTCCACTTATAAGGAAATACTATCATACCGCCATCCATCTTTGCGAACGAACTCGTCCAGATCCCTTACTTCTATTAAACTGCCAAGGTCTAATCACCTTACTTTTTTCGGGTCTCGCCTTCTTAAACACTTTGGTAGAGATGTTAGAAAAGTATTCAGACAGACACAAAGCATCCGCAATATTAGGTGACGCTATGCCCCGTGCCTTAAGTTCTTTCTTCGACTCTACCTTAATCCCGCCGTGGGAGTTAAAGTCATATCTAACAGAACCAAGTTCATTAGCCAGTTGTTGGCCCAAAGACTCTGTGTCGTCGGGATTCTTTACGTCAGGAAAACTGTATATTCCCAAAGCACACTTATCCCGCACAGCACACCAAAGTTGATCCCTTAAACGATCAAACTTTTCCAGTCCAATGGATGCCTCGGTAACATTCACCTGATATAGGTTTCGCAGATTGTGTTTAAACAACCAGTCTGAAACACCAGCTCCAACACCAATTACGTCTATTGCGCAACCAGCTGCTTCCATTTCCTGGTAGGACTGAAGGATAAATCCTCCCAAAGAGATAGTGTTCAATCCGTTGAACCTTTCCCAAGGACTAATAAGATTACCTCTTCTTGGCAGTATAACCGAATCATCTGATCCGAACCGAGCAACATCCACACCTAAATACAAGGGTTCATCATCTGCCACATCGAACTCGTTTCCAATACACTGTTCCGCAGTGTAAAGGGGAATAAGGGTTGTATCATCTGCCAGAGGAGGTAATCCTTCAACACGTATTCTGTAAATGTTAGAGTTAATCCCATACTTTCTTGCCATGTAGTCAGGATAAGATGGATCGACATTAGTACTCTTTCGGGAATCCCAACGTAGTTTTAACCAATCCTGTCGAATAGAATTATGATAATGAGTATCATAAAAGTAACCTTGACCTCTTGTGACATTTCCTATAAGAATAACCTTATTATCTGCCTGCGTAAGTGCGCCCTCTAAAGGTATAAATACAGGATCAGGAATACCAGATGCCTCATCAGCAATTATCAGCAAATGATCAGCATGGAGACCAGCTAAGGTTTCGGCTTGTTCATCTTTACTTGCACGTGCAGATACAGATATTGTTCTTAACCACCAGTCTTTAGGATTATCCTTCTGAAAAATCTTGTCCTTGAGCATGACAAATTCATCTGCTAGTACAGATCGACGTAACCATTTAGCAGTTTCTGCCATAAAGATATCACTTAATTGGTGAGCTGTTGGTGCAGTAACTGGAACTTTAGAAAATGGTCTTGTTACCAAAAACCAAAGTGCTATCCATGATACACAGGCATCTTTGCCGCAGTTATGCACAACACTAAAATCACCAAGAACAAATTTATGATTACCATCTGTCTTAAATCCAAAGTAACTGCCCGTACCTAAACTAATTACAGTTACTGCATTACCTAGTCCTGTAATTCTCTTTTTTATCTTTCGTGAAAGTATCTTATGTTCTACCTTAACTGGAATTCTACTCACATTCCTAGATAGTGCAATCTGATAAGACATTTTACCTTCTACTTTTATACCATTTTTGTTAGGAAACTCAGTAGATCTTATATTAATAGTAGTATGTATTCCACACGATCTAGCAAGTGTTACTATATTATAAGCTAACTCTTTATTAGATTGCGATATCATGTAAAAATGGTTTTCTTTATCAGGTAAACATCCGTCAGTATCTATTAATCCTGCCAATACCTGTAGTCGTATTTCCAGTGAATTATACAAATACTCCTTAGGTATATGTTTATTCTTCCACAATTTATACCCTTTAAGGTAGGTAAGAAATAGATTTTCTTCGCCATTAACACTATCAATACGATACGAAATATCATTCTTAGTTGTCTTTTGAGATACCATTCCATTTGTTTGCGCAAACATATCCCAAATCCTAAGTATTTCAGGTTCTATATTAGTTAATGTAGTATCATTTGCTGACCCGTCGCCAAGCCACAAACCTAGAATATATGGTGGGATAGCAACAGGGAAATAGTCATATTTAATACCAACTCTATATCCTTTATAATGACTTTTGAATGAATCATTCAACACCATAAATTCTTTGGGTTGTATAAGTATCTCTCTGTTTATATCATCACGTCGTAATACAAGTGAATGTGCCTCATTAACATCATAATAAGTACCGTCACTGTATTGTATTCGATACATAGGAGCTACTCCTTGGTACAACTCGAGAACTTCCCTGGGAGTACTATCGTCTCCCATAACCAAGTCTCCTATTTCGATGTCTTCAACATTTTTGTATCCGTAAGGATACATATGCACAACTGTACCTCTAGCAAAACAACCGTGTCCTGAATGAACAGAAATACGCTTGTTATCTTTGACAGCCATAAGGAGTTCGATCTGTTGCTCTGAAGGTGTAACCTGGATACAGTCTGCCACAAACTGAAGTGGACTGTTCTTCCACTCCTGCAATTTCTTCAAAACTCCTTTATTCAGTTCTACCATTTAATTAATCCAGTTGTATATGATAAAAGCAGAAGCAACACAAAATGAAAACAATGTAAGCAACACAAAGATTAATTCGTTTTTATTGGGAAATCCTAACATAATATACACCTTTAAATAGGCAGGGAGATGCCTTAACTATTTCTTCTCGTGTTTGATAACTAAGTCAACAGACGCACTGCTAACCTTCTTTGCCCTCTTCAACATCTCCCGCTCTTCATAGTTAGGAGGTCCGATTGTAAACATGATCTGAGTTTGTTTCTCATCATGCCAGACCTTCTTCCCATACCTTTTTCTAGTGGCCTTAATAGTCAACTTTGGACTAACAAACTTTGTTACCTTATAAGCGCCACCACAAAGTATTTCATTTGCTAATTCTGAAAATACTCGAAGTATTGTTGCAGTATCTTCAGTCATGTTAAACTCTTTTCTCTTTTCCATTCTTTAATCTCCTTTTAGCTTCCAAAGGAAGCGCTCCAAAGATAAGGTCAGTCTCCCTGCCTATATTAATTCTGGTATCTTATCACCTTCATTAAGATCTTCAAACTCACCTTCCTCGAAACATGCAGGAAGTAAAGGAGTTTTTGCAGATGCCATCTCCTGTTGCTCTAAATGGATCAAATGAGCTACTAATCCTTTTATTTCCGTAGGTTTCCCCTCGACCACCAACTCTTTGTCCTTCAATATTTTGTAGCAAAGTACGAGATCCTTAAGGCCTGCTTCCTCAATCTTGTCGGGGGTTATTGCCTCCAACACCCGAGCCTGCAATTCAGTCAACTGCAAGGACTGCAAGGTACGATACTGGAGGATCAAATCATGTTTGGACTGGATGTCCGCAATCCGCTTAGTGAGGGTCGGGATTGAGATTCCAAGTTCCTTCGCTTGATCCTTCTGGATCATACCCTGCGAAGCAAAGTCAAAGAGGATATCCAAATCCAGTTCCTTCTTGGGTCGTCCCATCTTAGAACCCCCTCGGTTGTGCAGTTTGGTTATCCTTAAAGTACTGAGGACCAAACTGATTAGCGCCGATGCCAAGGGCAGTCAGAGGGGCAAGTCCGTAGATGGGGTAGCGGGATGGAGTCTGACGGGTAATGGGGATGAAAGGGACCTTCATATTTTCTAACTTCTTTTTAAAGTGCTGGGAAAAAACCTCACCTTCTCCAGGAGCAACAGAATGAGATAAATCAAGTTCTCCAACCTCAGCCTTTCCATACTTCTTAAACAGACTCGGAATCCTTACGTCATACAGACTCTTCAGACCCTCCCCACCTATCTCGAGGTCGAGACCTTCATATTTTATAAATGATCCAATTTCTTGCTTGTCTGTATCAACAATAATTTTAGCAGCTAAGGTTTTTCCCACTGTATCAGCCAATTTTTCCTTGGGTACATCCTGCTGAATCACACGTTCTCCGCCTTTAAGTCCATTAATTTGATAGTGGTAATTATCTTTATAACCGAACTTACTTACCTGCACAGTGTCAAGTTGCTTCGCCAAAGAATACCTATCCGCCTGCATTTTCCCCGGCGTCCAAGCAACTCCATCATACCCATTCTCTTTAGCATAAGCCAGAATCCGTTTCACTCCGATGTCGTAGATACGTTCTTGAAGGGCAGGAGGCATCTTGCCTTGCTCACCTTCAATGACTTTCTCAACAGCAGTCGGAGGCACACCAAATTTCTTTGCTGCTAAAAGTGCCTCTTCTTTTGTATCAAACTTATGTACAGTCGAACCCCACTTTGATCCGTCTGTATTTGGTCCTAAGAAGGAATACTTCTGATCTCCCTGCGGTCCCTGAATCTCCTCAACAAAGAGAATCTTCTTCTTTCCAAGATCTAAAGACTTGCTACCCTGTAATTTGTTGTACTCACTCACTAGTTGCGTCCACTCAGGAGTATCGTATGTCGCAAGTGACTCCGTATTACCTTTACCTTCCAACATGCCATCCATCTGCTTCTTAACTTCTTCGAGTCGATTCTCAGCTACAGAGTTACCTCCTATTATTCTATCATTAAAGCGAATTCGGACAATGGGGTTCTGGATGTTGTTGTAAGGAGTGTGACCGTCTTTCCATTGCCCTTTGATATCATTAGACATATAGTCAGTTGCCAGTTCATCCGTAATACCAAGATGTTCCTGTAAACGTTGCTGACTTGCAATACGTTCTCGCGCAGGTAACATCATATTATCTATGTCTTGTAATCCTTTTGTGAACTGAAGATACTTATCATCTTTACCAACAGAAGGAGCCGTAACAAACATCTCCCGATAGGAACCTTCCTTGGCTCCGGGGGCTACCCAGGTTGAGTAGTGGGTTGGTTTTGTAAGTTCAGTCGGATGGTTAATATCCTTCCAACGCATGATGTTATGCCTGGCCTGTTCTTGAGCAAACTGTTGTGCTTCTAAGTCACTGTAAGTGCCTACAGACTTAAGATTGTCATACGCATCCTTAAAAAACTCCTCAAACTTACTATCAAGTGTCTCTGCGGAGACAGGATTTAATGTTCTTTCAGGAGCACCAAGCACAACATCCTCAGTCTTAATTCCTCTTTCCCCAATCCTATCCACAACCTGTTGCCTAGACACAGTCCCACTCAACCCGCCCAAGGTATCTCCAACCTCGTCAACAGTCACACCTTTGTTCAACAAGGTCTTATTCAACTGCCTCGAGTCCATCTTACCAAAGTTAGTTCCTCTCACCACATCTGCCAGTTTGGAGAACAGTCCAGGCTGTTCTTCGACAAACTTGCCAAAGGTCGGGGCAGTCTCAGATGCGAGGTTCTTAACTATGGTGGAGGCGATTCCCATCAAAAACTCCCCTTACATTCTAACAACAAAGTACACTACACTCATGATCTAAACTACCGTATCACAAATAATTTCAGAAGTCAATCTTTTTCTGTCAAGAAACACAGAATATATTTCTACTAAAATCATAAAAACCCAACGAAATCAACACGTTAGGACTCGTTCAAAACACCCCGTACAACGCCCAGAATTGACCGTGGTGACACGATCTCTTTCCAAGTGACCCGTAATACACCAACGAAGAAAGATTGGTGCTGAGGCTCGTTTTCATTCTAATATTATTTGATAAGGTGAGTCAGTCCAAGTTAAAATTTTTAACTTTCTGTGTAGAGCGGCAGGTCCATTCTGAATTCCAATAGTGATTGAGGGTCGCTGGAATGGGATACCAAATCAGTTTCGTCCAATCTTTGGACCAATCTTAATGGTTGATTGGTCTAAGGTCCAAGTTAAAAAATACCTTTTGTATAAAAAGGAGCTCGTCTTTCAACAGTCATAGGGGTGGTATGGGGGCTCATGGGGGGGGGGTCTGTCCATTGGGGAAGATGTTGTTATGCCATACCTAACATATGTCAGTATATTGACGCCCTGCAGTTTGGGACAGGTTTATTGACGCCAGCATTGACATGAACCACCGTTATACAGCCTCGACATTATTGTCGAAGGTTCGACATTTATTGCCACCTCGTAACGTGTTGATATTGTTATGTTTATTGTTGAAGTTGACATAACATTCGACATTCATTGCCTGACCATATTGACATGAACCTGTGTCATTATTGATATAACGTCTAACCTGTTGATATTGTTTATGTTTATTTATTTCGTCACATTGGAGCTTTTGGCACGGACCTCGCAATGTATATAATTAACCGGGAAACATTACCGGCCAGGTTTTTGGTGGACGAGGTTTATTCCTCCAGGTGAATATGGTTATTAGCCTGATTCGATATCACAAAAACCTGTTCATTGACAAACCGTATAACGTGCCAGCGGATACGGCATATAATGAAAATGGATTATGCTTTCCGTAATGCCTCCCATATCATCTATATTGATAAAGGAGACACAAAATGGAAACAAACGGAATCACATCCGAAGTAGCGGCGCAGGTTATTGCAGAGCGCAAAAAGGCCAGTCATGTTTATGACACAAAGACCATGACTGTTGTTGCCTTCGGTGGACACAAGTTTACCTACAATAGGTATGAGAAGGAAATTGCCGAGCTTGCTGAAATTCAGCCAATTCCCGATGAAATCCTGTTGTTCTGCCTGAAGGGATTTATTGACGACCTGCAGGACTGTACGACCAGCATCAAAAAGGGCGATTACAACAAGACTCCCGAGGGTGAGGATATGTACAGGATTGACTGCCTCGCCAAACGTAGAGAACTGGAAGGCCATATCAATGCAGGAACACGACCTGCCAGGGTAAACGCAACAGCAGACCCGGACACGGCTATCATGAAGGCCAAGGTCAAAGAACTGAAGACCTCGTTCGATTACAAACAACTGGCAGCAATGAAGCTTTTGGGGCTGCCGATGACAGTGGAGCAGAAAGCGAAGCTCGCAGAGTTCGAGCAGGAAATCAACGGTTAATTAACCTGGGAGGCATCGTGGACAGCATAATTCAAAACACCCAGTATCGTCCAATTAATGGACGTATCTGACAAACAAGAAAGGAGACAAAGAAATGCCAGAGTATAAAGTAGGAGATATTGTTACCTTTAAGACTCCGGTCATGGGAACAATAGAAAAGGTTGAGGTGTTCAACGGAAGAACCATATACACAATATTAGCGACTCCAATAGCTTGGCAGTGCTATGAAGAACATATTATATATAAGCACGAATAAAGAAGTGTAAGTTTCGTCCAATTCCGCACTCTGGGGGTTTCGATAGATACGTGGTCAAGCCAACGCTGGTTAGTTACCAAGCATAGTAGCGTAATACAAGAAAGGAGACAACAAGATGCTCAAGCGAGTAGTAGGAGACTACTGCCTATTGGCAGTAATCTTCGCAGCATTTTACATTCTTATCAGCTTAATGTAAGGAGAAAACTAATGCCAGAACTCAACCAGCAAATCATAGAGACCAGCGAGCGAATCATAACCTCCCTCATCCAAGACTTCTTGGTGAAGGGGACTGAATCAGACGAAGAGACTGACCTCGTCTTCGAGACCATCTCAACACTGGACGGACTGATCGAAGCAGTGCAGGAGTGCTAACCTTAAAAGACCTCAGTTGCTATTAAAGAACTGAGGTTTTTCTGTGTTAGTTCCTCCAGTATTAAATTGTAATTTGTACGTTGTAATTTGTAACCAGTATCACTAGGACATGCCGTAGTAATTTCCAGTCTTTGGTTTTTAAGGTAATTGAATTAGGTAAGTCTTTATGTTTTAATTAGTTCACTGTCTGTTCTTTAGAAAAAAAAATTATAAAAAAAAAATAGACTAAGAAGAGATAGACTAATAATACCCAACAACGAGAACCATCCAACAATTGGACGATACTTAATGTAAGTAAGCTAAACGAGAACACTGTAAATTACTACGACACCCCCTAGCCATACAGGTTACATGTTACAACATACAATTTTACTACATACAGCAAAACAACATACAATTTACAGATATTAAAATAATTACAATTTCTAACATATTTAGCTTGTGTTCTAACAAAAAACGTGGTATGCTGTTTTTAACAAGGTTGGAGAACCTCAACCCCCGACCACGATAACTTAACAATTGAGAGGTGAAAAGATAATGCAGCATATAGAGAAATTCCTTGAGTCAATCAAGACCGGAAATACTAATAGGAGTCTATTGATTTCGTGCTCCTCAAAGGAGAACCAGGAATCCAAAAGGACTTCGCTGTTTTATAAGAGAGGAAAGCTACCTGAGTTTATGGCTGCTCTGGTAGGGATAAGAAAAAAGGAAGTTGATGGGGAGTATTTTGTTGAGCTATTCCCCCGAGGCCAGGAAACCTGTTATTTTTTAGAAGATGGCATTCTCACTCCAATAGTTAAAGAATCTGATGAAAAGAGCAGGATGCGAATGCTTATGGAGAAGGATGGTATTTCCGCAGAGGAAATAGAAAAAACTTTAAATGAAATGGAAGATTAAGTCATGCCAAATGAACCTGGAGATTTATTTAACTCTATAAATCTTAAAAGAGCAGAAGAACGAAGGCTTGCTATTATTGAAGAACTAACTTCATATCACGAAGCAATTAATGAAATCGTAGCAAAGCTTAGTAATCAGTATATTGATACTGATGCATACATGCTTTATGTTAAGAGTAATATGGAAACATTGCTGCTTCGTATGCACAGTACAGAGGCCAAGATAAATAGAAATATTAAGTATGTGTCTGCTAAACAATTGCTTGCAACAATTAAATAAAGGAATAAAATGACAAAACTCAAAGAATTTACAACCTACAAATATGTCCGCCTATCCACTGACGAGTTACGATTCACTAAAGCCCTGCCCAATGGTAAGCAGCATAAGGAGCTGGTCGGAGAAGAAGAGGTAGCTGTCTCTGCAGGACTGATTCTAGTGTTAATGACCACCTTTAATGTAATAGATACTGGTAGTGTCAGTCTTAAGATAAACGGTTCACTTGATGATGATGTGATACTGATTGAGAAAGAGACAAAGATGATGTTTAATAAGAGGTGTACCTAATGGTAAAAGACTATTTTGATGATGTACCAAGTGTATTACGCACACTAGCTAGTAGAAAATACTACATAGCATACTTTGACGGCTACAATGGATTATCTCACTGTGACGTAGGAGGATGCTTTGGTAAACTTACTGAAGAAGTATTAAGTGAGATGGTAGCCAAAGGATTTCTTTTCAGGAAACCTAATGGTACTTTGGTTAAAGGACCTCCTTGGGATTATATCTTAACATGGGAGGGTGAGCGCGAAGCTGCTGCTGTTTATTATACTCTAAAAAGAGTTGAGCAATCATAAGATATTAAAACATAAGCCAACATATACCATTGTTGACTGATGTATTTTAATTGACATCTACCTTTGGATATGGTATAATTACTCATACAATGGTAAAGGATACAGTGATGATTAAGAAGATAATAAATGTTTTAGTCATCGTCGGCGGTTTATCAATTATAATAACATTAATTAGCTTATTTGATTATAGCCATAAGTATGACACGATCCTTAAAGTAGAATGTGAGCAAAAGGGTGGAACCTTTGTACAGGCAAGAGATCCGTTATATGTATGTGTCAAGACTATTAAGTTATCAAAGTAATGTTAATAATCCGAGTATAGCGCAGTCTGGCAGCGTATCTGGCCTGGGACCAGAGGGTCGGAGGTTCAAATCCTCCTACTCGGACCAAATTTAAAGATTTGTACAATTATTGGACGGTTCTTGAATGAGGGTGGCGGAATAGAAGACGCTAAGGCAAGCTCGCAGCCCGTGGCCTTGCAAAACCGAGAGCAGTTAACGGGGTAAGCTCATACAGGTATCGAATCCTGTTCCGAGTTTAAGAATCGTTCAATAAATGAACAAATCTTTGTTTGAAAGAAGAAGCATAGTGTGTAAATACTGTAATACAAAAGAAGATAAAAAGATGTGCCTTAAACGAATAGTAGATCCACAACATCCTAATGGTATTAAGCTCATATGTACACGCGTTATAGGTCACGACGGACCTTGTATAGCATGTGGTGTTATTACGCACAACCTGACAGGCGTAAAGGAAGATTAACCACGATTCAGTTTACCCTTAACAAGAAAGGAGTATGAATTATGCGGAAGATAAATGAAGGTAAGGTTAGACACTTTCTTAAGGACGCAGATCCGAAGTTCCTTGCGGCCTGCAAAAGTGTAAACCTCCCGCCCACCCGACGACAAGCTTCCAAATGGCTTTCAGGACTTGGTAAAGCCTGGAAAGAAGGGAGGTCTTAAGATGAAGAAAACAAAGATCTATGAAGGCGTAGTGGTTCCTCTATCCAAGGTCAATCTGTTTCGTGATGCGGATGGTAAGTTGCACGTACTGCACTGTAACTGCTTTGGTAAAGATCATTGGATAAAGACTGACAGCAGTAAAAATAACTATACTTTTCCTTTAGAATTCGATGCTTGTCCTGGGTGTGGTATGCATCCCTGGTATTTTGTAGAAAAAATGTGCTCTGATGACTTTTTTCGTAAACACTCACCTATATGGGCAGGTACATCTAAGCATAAGGAGGCATTAAGATGAAGCTATCTACTCCAACAAGAGAAAACCACGAAGCACTGTGGAATTGGTTGGCTAAGAATCCCACCAAAGAAAAGTGGGATTGGCCAGGATTTGCTACTATGCAAAAGTTAGACCTACCACATCCACACTTAAGCTGCTTCCTTTGTGAAGACCCTATAATGGGGTGCAGCAAAGGCGGTAGTAATTGTCCTCTTCTTTCATGTATGGATAGTCCAGGAGCATATAAGCGTTGGAATGACGCTATTGATCCTATTATTCGCAGTAGATTAGCAATTATCATTGCAAACTGCTTTAATATCCCTGTGACAAGAGCGGCGGTGGACAATGTCAATACTTAAACGAATAAATGTCTTTGACCTGCGTGAGGTATATCTGGCTGACCAAAGGAAATATTGCAAAAGCTTATACAAACCTCCGATGTCCCCTAACACAGTAAGACCGAGATCAGAACGAAGAGGAGAAGTTTTAATCAGATTTTCTTCTCTAAAAGAAGATTGCGTTAGGATTAACTAACAAAAATAAGGTTAAACTAATATTATTTCCTTGCTTTACTTGGAATTATATGATATGATAATTTTATCAAAATAAAGGAGGAAATAATATGAAATTTATTCAGGCATGGTTAACAGTAGAAGAGAAAATTAGAGCAAAGAAAGTAGCCTTAGATCTTCGCTTAGAAGATAGAGAATTTGCAAGACAAGCAATTCTTGAAAAATGCGATAGGGAGGAGGCTAAGAAAAATGAAGGAAATTAAACTAACACAGGGCCTGCGTACTATAGTCGATGACTGGTGGTATAACTATCTTAATCAGTTTAAATGGTATGCAAATGTAGTAAGACATAACAGAAATCAATATTACGCTGATAGAACTGTAATATACGAAGGAAAACAAGTTCATATTCCTATGCATAGACTTATTATGAGTACACCAGATAATTTATTTGTGGATCATATTAATGGTCTTAAATGGGATAATAGAGAAGACAATTTAAGAAATTGCACGTCATCACAGAATCTTCAAAATATGAGATCACTAGATAATTGTAAAGGAGTTTCTTATAATAAGAGTCGTAATATGTTTAATGTTAGCTGCAGGTTAAAGGGGAAAGCTTATTTCTGTGGATCTTACGAGACACTTATAGAAGCAGCGATAGCTTATAACAGTAGCGCACTTAAATTGTTTGGTAAGTTTGCTAAATTAAACAATATAGAAACTTTAGTAGAATCTATAAAACATCGAACCACGAGCTGAGCGGAGAGGGGATGTTATCATCAGATTTTCAACAATGAGAGGCAAGGAGGACAATTATGCTAGACCCTAATAAGTTAAGCTACAGGGTAATAGCGAATCTTTGTAATAGACTTAACCATCTTCCTACGGATAAGCGGCTTGAACGAATTAAAGGTATGTCCACAGGAGAAGCCTTTGATGAGTTTCTGAATTGGGAAGGTATCATTGGTTACACTAACATACTGATCAAAGCATACGAAAGCATTAAAGCAGCAGAAGTCCAGAAGGGAGGAAGTTAAGATGATTAAACTCAACATAAGCACAAAACCTTATGTCAGTGCAGAAGTAACTGATGAGCAGTACGATTCAATGGTTAAGCTAATCAAACGCTACAAAAAGGAACCTGATGAGAGATGGATAGAGTGGGGATTAGGGGCCTTGATGTGTGAGTTCAATGGGCTGGTGATAGGGATCGAAAAAGACGGATTAGCATACTCTTAAAGGAGGTTTGGGATGGCTGAAAATGGGCCTAATGAAGACTATCTTGGCGATGGACTGTATGTCGACTACGATGGGTGGCAGGTATGTCTTGCCGCAAACGATAAGGTCTCAGGGCATCCTACGGATAAGGTATATCTTGAGCCTTTAGTTATTAGTGCTTTCATCAGGTATTTAAAAAGACTTGGATTTCAAATTAAGTAATAAAGGAGGAAGGAAATGGCTATACGAAGAAATGGTACTATTATTATCCAAGGTCAGGCTGGCGGAGAAGAGCATGTGGCTGAGGAAATCAAGAAGTGCTCTGAGATTGAACAGTACCTCAACGACAAAGTTGCTCTTGATGTGTTCAAGAAGTTTGGAGTGCTGATCAGAGTGCATTTAAAATAAAGTAATGTGTTCAAGGAAGGTTCTATTAAATAGAATCTTCTTGGGATTCATTATGAATCTACTTTAAATAAACAAAGGAGAAAGATTATGTCAGAAACAGAGAAAGTTGAAGGAGCGTTCTTATCGTCACTGAAGAGAAACAACAAGAAGATCAGAGAAGATCGTGCTGAGGCGATTGGCGAGGATGCACAACTGCTTTATAAAAGGCAGGTTGAAGACCTCAGAGTAGCAATCAGTCGTATGAAGCGTGAGCTGGAGAATATGCTTGATCTTTC